TTATTCTTTTACCGTTCCACCGAACTTCTTTTCACATTCGGCCCAAAAGCCGCAGTATTTTCTGGAGCACATCATGTTACTTCTGTTTGGTAGAGGTTGTGTGTATCCTCTTTTTAATAGTTCTATCTTCTGTCGTGATGTTGCTGTTATTATCTGGAAGTGCTTCATATCGGATGGTGATGGAGGTGGGATTTGTATTGTCACTACTCTTGGATATTTGACCTTTATTGCATAATCTAAATATAATTTGTTACCTGCGTTTATTCCGGATTCCATTTTTTTAGCCATGGAATAGCACAGCATTTGAAAGTGATGGTCCGGATTGATTAAATATTCACCGTCTCTTTTACCCGGGGTTTTACCGCTTGTTTTGTTGTCGTGAATTTCTCCGTTCTTTGTTTCTACATCCGATATCCCCTTCAGGATCCAATCAACTCCGGGAAATTTGACGTTGTATTCTTTTTGTGCCGCAATGGGCTGTATAGAGGGAGATACTGTTTTTTGATATGCCTGTACTAATTTAACTCCTACGTCTTTCATCTTATCCGCCGATTCGTTTTCCTGAAGTTCAGCATCCTGTTTTCTTTCATTAAATGATGTAATAAATGCATCTACAACATCTTCTATTTCCAGGTCATTCTTTGTTTTTATCTTCTGTAAATAATTGGTGGTTAATGCATCGTCGTATGAACTTCCAAGTACCAATGCTCCTGTTGGCGGGATTTTTAATCTACAAACGTATCTGAACCAAAATGCAGCTTCACATCTCTTTAACATATTAATCATCGAGGGGGAAAGATGCTCAGTCCTCTCCTCCTCAATCATAGCTACACCATTCTTTTTTTTTATAGGCATATTAGAATATGCGATAACCGATCTTTAAACTAAGCCCAAATGGCTGGCGTGCTAATGGAATGTTTATTGCCGGTTGAATTCTAAAGTCTTTTATTTTAAAGTGGAACTCTCCATAAATTGAATTTTGAATGCCCTGTAGAAAAGTTGACTTTGTTATTATGGAATCCTGAAATAAATAGGTTCCTTGATAGCCCACGAAAAATCCTTCGAAAGAGAATAACTTTTCTCCTGTCCCTGTAAATATTTTTATTTGTTCATTGCAGATACTGATTTCCTTATCCTTATTCTTAATGATTGTATCTTTCCCTTGCAGTCTCTCGTTTTGCATAACAATTACATCCTCATAATCGCTTATTATGGTGTCTTGAAGTTTAACAATAGAATCTGCGGATTTATATTTCAGGTTGTAAGTTATTGCACTATCTAAAAACGCATTCCAAACCTGATCGGGTATTTTAGTATATCCGTTTTCGTGGGTGATTTGTGAATATGATATTGTTGATATCAATATTATCACTAAAGTTAATATTATTTTTCTCATTTATTTCCTCCAAAACCATAAAGCTTTGAGAAAAGATTTTCTTTTTCCGTTAAAGATAAATTATGAATGGTATTTAAATTGTTTTGGAGATTGGTTTTGATAGTATTTATATTCTCTTTTGTTACACTTACTTTTTTCATCATATCATCAATGAATAAATTTTTAATACTGTCAATTACCTCAAGTTTAGCATTTTTAATCTCAAGTTCTGCCTTTTGATTTTCAAGAACTATATATTCCTGAAAATCTTTTTTTGATATAGAATCAGAGTTGCAGCTACTTTTAAAGAAAGTAAGATATATCAGCCCGACAACAATGAGTATGTTAAGAGCATAATTTATTATTTCGTTGATCTTCATTGTTTTATTACCTCCGGGCCTACTGTATCTGCTAAATCTTTAGAATCTAAAACAGGTACTTTGCTTATTGTATTGGAAAGTATCTTTTGTGCCGCTAATCCTACTAGCCATGCTATGAAAAAGAATTGAGCTGGTTCCTCTCCTGATATTGCTCCTCCTGTAAATAATTTCGTAAACCAGTGATTAATATCGGTTGAAATGATAACTCCAAAAGAGATCATTATTAATATGTTTACTACGATGGGCCAGAAATTCAATATTAAGTATGCTTTTAATACTAAAATATTACCCCAAAAAGTCCCTAAAGAGGGTGTTGATTTATTGAATTTTATTAAACTGATTCCTATGCAGGTTAATAACCCCAGTAAAGCCATTGCTTCAAATTTAACGAATAACATAACTACTCCTTTTTTTTTATTTAAAAAAAATTTATAAGTATTTAATCGGATATACTTGTTGTATTTAAAATTTCCAGCTGTTCCAACGGTAATATGTCAACTTCAGCAACATAAAAAGGTCCGTCGTTTGAATCTGCTGTTAATTCTTTTAATGTCTGACCCCCTACTATTAATTGAATTTTTTGTGTGCTGCTATTGAAATAGACACCAACACCCTGATTTTGACTTATATCGGCAAGTCCACTTCCATTGACACTTTCTACAGAAGATGCTATAGCATTTGCCTTAATATATCTGGGGGTAGTTCCTTTTCCCATGTAATCCACTGCTAATATGCTTTCATCTCCAATCTCATTCACATTAAATCTAATCCTGGCAAACTTAAGAACTCTGAAATTAGTGGTTACAAGAGTTGGCGCACAGAGTCCGTTAAACATAAACCATGAATCCTTATTTTCCTCTATGTATAATGAAAACCTTAATTTTTCTTCTTTTCTTATTTGACCAATATAATAATTTAAAGTAGTGAGCATTGCGGGAACACTTACTATCTCAACTTCTTCGGTTCCTGTGTTGTCAATTTTCTGCTTTTGTAAAAAACATTTGTTATCTTTGAAATACAGATCTCCTAAAGAATAATCATTTGGCTTATCCCCTAATTTAATAGAAGATTTTAAACGTGCTGTGATTTTTTCTTCTTCCCAGCTGTACGGACTTCTTATCGGAGTATTGTATACTAATTTTCCAATGGATATTACATTTCCTGATTGTTGTGTTTGGAAGCATTTATAACTATAAGAGCCGTAATCAGAAGGAAATAAATAAAAATAATTTGTTCCTTCATTTATTTGACTATCTGCTACCCAATCATCGAGATTAATTTGAGTTGCTGATAAATGTACTTCTCTTCCTAGTGGACTGTATGCATAAATCTCGGTAAGTAATAATTGATTTCCCATAATTATACTCCCTACTCCTCCGCTCCTTACTCCCGGGGTTATGAAATTTCTCATGAACTCAGTAAGTGTATTAATTATTCTGGCTTCTTCTATAGTTGTTACTTGTTTGTTGATTCCATTTAATATACTATCGGCATTCACATTTCCGGAAAATTTTTCCTTGTATAAATTTGATGTTCTTCTGTCTGAGATTCTGTCTATTTCAGCACCGAGTATTGAAACAACGGCTAAACAGATACCATTTATTTGGTCCGTGGTTATTAAAATATCATAATCGTTATATTCGTATAAAGGGTTATCCTCTGTGTTGGGTGTAATTTCCTGTCCGTAATATCCCATGATCTTCCATGGTAAATTATTTTCTGTGGTACCGGTAAAAGATTCTGTTAATTCAATTGTGGATGTGCCAATATTAGCAACTTTATATAAACCGTTATTTCCGCTTATACTATCATATATACCAATATATTCGAAAGGATATATTTTAGTGAATGTCCCACCTGCTATACTTACAGTTTTTGAGCCGTTAGTAAATGAAAGTATTCCTTCTTCGTAACTTGATTTTTTAGGAACTACTGTTATATAAAAACTACCATCACCATATTCGGATAAATCTATTGACGTTCTATCTACTTTTATTATTATAATTTCATTGTTTAAATTCCAAATACAGTATCCGCCATTTATATCGATTGATAGTTCTGATTCTTTTCTTACTCTGCAATCTTCTGTATATATTCCCCCGGTTGTTTTTTCAAGAACTACACCAAAAGTTATTGCTTTTGCTCTTATTAATTCTTCCAGGTTTGAGTTTGTCGATTCCATAAATTGCTTCATAATTTTATTATGGATTCTTAATTTTGTACCGAAGTTTACTTTATTCATTGAATTACCTCTCCAAATTTAAATGTTCCAAATTTTATTCTGTAAGTGTTTTTTATGTCAAACCATGTAATTATATGAGGTTTGATTATGATGATGTTTAGATTAATTGTTAATGGCACAAATTCTTTTCTTATTATGTCTATTACTTCATTGTCCGAATATCCGGAATTATTATTGATTGTTACTTCTAATAGATTGTCCAGGTCTAATCTGCAAACTCCGTCAAGTGTTGTTTCCGTAGGGGAACTGTATTCAGGAAAGGTTTGATCTAACCACCATCCGCACTCGGTCCAGGGGTAATAATTAATTTCCTTAAGTCCCTGAGCTAATCTGCTTATATCGTCTCTTATTCCCTGTTCTTTTCCTCTGTTTTGATGGATTGCATAAATATTATTAATGGCATTTATTATTTCTTCCTTACTGGAGTTTCTGCTTAAGAATATTTGTGAATCACTGTTTGCGTATTTTAAAGCATCTGAATATTGTTCAATATGTACCGTTTGTAATTTCTTTAATCCGTTGTACCACCTTACCATAGATATAGCTATTGAAGTTAATATGTCTTTACATAACTTATTTATGACTATAAATTTTGGTAAATAATCAATTAACGCGAGTAAGAAATAAAATCTGATCGGCTGCCCGAATTTGAAAGTGCCAAATTTAGGTACCGAATTGTCTTTTCTATTTATCATTATGGTTTAAGAAAAAATCCTGTATTTTTATTGTGATTGTCATAGATAACATTAACTTGAGTGCCAATATTAAGAGTGTCGTTCGACATATTCCCTATTAATCTTGTTATTGCTGTATTAGAATTAAAAATATTGCCTCCCCATTGGTTATATATTTTGGAATTAATCATAAATAATTTACATCTATTATCACATGATATAACAATACTTGAAACATTTACCATATTAATTATCCTGCAATTTTCGATATAAGCATTTGATCCGTCTTTATTATAGATATTGATCCATTCTTCATAACCTTCAAGTCCTTGATTAAAACCATAGATTAAAGAATTTGTCAATGTATATGAGGCGCTGTCGGAATATATAGCATATCCGTAAATATCTGCACTTCCATATAATTTTAATACTAAATTATCAAATATAATCTTTGAATTTTCTGTCGAATCACTCCATGAATTTTTTATTCTTATTAGAGTAGAAGATGCATTCCCTGCATTTGAGAATATTGTAATATTCTTCATAGAGAAGTTACTGCAGTTTATAGCATATACAACTGCCGTGTCTATTCTGGATATGATTACCCTGCTTGGATCATCTCCTACAATCGCTACATTGCTTTTTGCCGTAATACGTTCTGTATATATTCCCGGATGAACATATATTACTCCACTGTCTATATTTGTGAGAGCTGCTGATATTGAAGGTGATGTTTTTCTCCAAATGCTCAAGGGATATGATGGTGATACTTCCCAATAATTTCTTGGGATAATAGTTGTATCCTGTATAATGGTTTGAACTTTAATAGATGATCCGCTCATGTCGATTATTCCCGGTGTTCTGTTGGATATAGTATCACCGGACGATAATTTTATCGAAGGATTCTTCCGAAACCTTATAGCATCAAAATCCGTATATTGGACTTCATAATATGCGAATCCGAACAGGAATAATATGAATATAAAAATTTTGGTTCTCATTTTATTTCTCCTTTTTAGGTTTTTGTTTATATTTATCTTTTATTATTTCTACTGCTTCTCTTAGTTTGTACTTGTAATGTGTTTGATCTATTCTCCCGCTGTAAAATAGTTCAAAAGCTTCTTTGTATATTTTTATTATATTGCTGATTTTTTTTGTTGCTTCTCCGTTTTTAAATGAATCTGTATATTCTTTGTATACCATCTGAGCCTGCGGCATATTAATTTTATATTCTTCTGCAATAACTTTAATTTTACTCATATATATCTGTTGTTTTTCGGATGCCTTATAGTTTTTTCTCTTCTCTTCTTTTCTTAATATTCTTATGTTTTTCTGAATAAGAGGAGTATTTAAAATGACTTCGGTAGATAATTTCTTTAGAATCCTCGCTTTAATGTTCTGTTGGAAATTATAAGAGTAATTTGTGTTGTGCAAAGCATCTATTTTCGCAAGTTCTTCAAATGCGGATACTAGCATTGCTTCTGTGTTAATTGCTTGCTCTTGAACTTCTACTCCTTTCATAAGTAGTTTTACTTCGTTTTGCCTGAGTTTGTAGTATTCAATTCTTATCGTTTCGTCAGTTTGCTGAAATTTTATGATGTCTTTGATGTTCACATCCATTTGAAACATATTCGATATTAACTCTTTTATTTCATCTGAGCTGTCTTTTTTTAATAATAAATCTTTTACTTTTTCAAAATATGTTAATATCAAATTTATTTTTCTATAACCGGCCTGATTGTCTTTCGAATATTTTGCAATTGTTAAATCGTATTCCTGAATGGCTGCTCTTATCTGATTTACAATATCATATCCTTCTATAAACGTTGGTCGTATTTTCCATCTCTTTATATCTACTAAAATTCTGTCAATAGATATTCTGGGTAATCCGTTCGGATTATTACCGTAAAGGTTGGATATTTCTTCTACTTTAAGTTGATAGTCCCATATATAACTTTTTAAGGTTTCTTCGTCATACCTTGTTGGCGGTGGTGCCTGTGGGATTTCTAATATGTTTGTTTCGCTCATAATTTTTATTTTTTTTACTGACTACTACTGTTCTCAATATGTTGGTTTTGGTTCTACCCCTTCTTCTACATTTTTCTTTAATGAAAAAGCTGTTCCTTCATTTATTGTTCCTTCACAATCTGAGTTTTTCATCACGTATGTTCCCCCTGTCATTCCGGCTGCAAGTGTTAATGATGCTCCATCCGTCCCCAGGATATTATCAACATTTGTGATGAAAAGTTTATTGTTGTTTCCCGATACACTTATTGCACTCCAGTGCTCACAATTATGTATTAAAACCGTTGAGCCTCCGGACTGTAGGAAGTTCCCGGAAACCTTGGAACAATTTATAAAGACCGCTACTCCGCCTGTAATAGAGATGTTGTTGGAGAATTTAACGTTTTCGAATATGTGTACACCGGTACTTAATATTATGTTTCCGCTGATTATTGAGGTGTCTTTTTGTATCCCCCTGAAAACAACATAACCATCATGGTTTAATGTCAGTGCTTCTCCGTAACTTGTTGTCTTTGCCCTTATTTCAATTAGTGCTTTATCTGTAGAAGAAGAACCATCCGTTATAACACCAGCATAAGCATCCGATACCTTGCTAAAATAAGGTTTATTAAGAGAGCTGTAATTTTCTCCTACCATATAATGCTTCTGCGGTAATAAAGCAATCGCTGCGTCTTTTAGGTATTTATGAATATTGTCTAAAAAATATTGTTTGTTCGCATTCGTTCCGTTTAAATCCCCTTCATATTCAGCATCTATTATAGCTACTAAATCTGCAAGGTTTGTTGTTGCCGCATATACTAAATTAGATGTAGATGTAGGTGTAGTCATTAATCAGTTCCTTTATTATTTTGTTTGATAAAATTTTTGGTTTATTTGTTCATTGTATTTTGTTACCCTAGCTGTCATGTCTGTTATTTTTAAAGACTGAAAATATGGTAAACTGTTAGAGTTAAGGTTTATGTTTGTCGCTATGCTTCCGTTCATTTTGAATGTTTGTAAATCAATGTAGTTTGTTTGAGGACAGGTTAATGCCGCTGCATAACTATCTTCCAATTTTATATTTGGACCAAAATTATATTTGCTCCAATCAAATAATTTCGAAATGATATCTGCCATGTTCACATAATATAAATCAAAATCAACTGTCCCACTGTTATTAATGGGTTTTAATTTTACTCTCATTTCTATAGATATTATAGTAAACTGTATGTTAACACATGTTACTTTCGTATATGTTTTTTGGCTGCTTTCGATTTGCTGTGTTAATATTCCCAGCTCAGCATCTGAGAGAGGGACTCCGTTTTTTGTTACTATAATTATCTTTACAGCGTCTGGTGAGTTCCCGTCTTTCATGGGTTTTATTCTCAATATCCTGTTGTCGAGATCATAACACAATGCTTCATAAAACCTTGTAGTGTCCTGGGATAAAAGTTTGACGTAATTTTTTATCCGGTATTTAAATTCGTCATCACTTTCTCTGTCCTTTCCTCCAACTGTAGGTGCCGGATTTGTTGCTGTTACTCCGTCAATGTTTATTTCCGTTATTTGATTAGCATAGCATTTTCCTTTTGTTCCCGGTACTAAACTTTCAGCCCATGCTACATCTCCCAATGAAGTATTGCTTAAATTGATTAATCCGTTTTGTACGAATCCTGGATTCACCGCTCCTATTTCGATAGTCTCTTTTATTAAATAGCCGGCTTTTGATGTGGGGTTGTATATAATCGTTCCTGAACTGATTATAGTCCCTGCCGTTCCTTTAAAGAGTAATAGAGCCCCTGCACTTGTTTCCCCGTTTCTCACTATGCCTTTCTCGGCTGCGTAATTATCCAAATCCTGCCCGAAGCATGTATCTATAAATAATTTTCTCTTTACCTGCGTTGTATCATTCCATAGCTCTCTGAGCTTTAAAGCTACAGAAGTAAAAATCCCCCTTATCACTCCGCCTATCCCTAAAAAGGTAACTGTGTCATTTCTCGATACGAATTCTTGTACAAGTTCCTGTTCTATATCCTGCGCTGTTTTCATTATTCTTTATTTAAAATTAGTAGCGGGAGTTGGGGTCGCACCAACCTTTCCAAGAGAATGAATCTTGGCTACTCCTAACCGAGCGTCCCGCAGTGTTTTTTCAAAATCTTTTAATAAATTATTATCATATTCCCAATGATGATTTGGACACAAAGCTATCAAATTATCAATATGATTTACTTCTGATAGCATAGTCCCGTTTGGAAAATCTTTCACATCTTTTTTATGGCAAATATCTATTCTTTTATCATATCCGCAAACCTCGCATACATATAGTCTCTTTGCCCTTTTATAAACTTGTCTTGCATTCTTTGCTATTCGTGTTCTATATTTTATCCAATGAGGAGATGATGTTTTGAGTTTTTCAATTGATATATCTCTTTCTTTAATATAACATTCTCTGCATAATTTACTTGAAGATGTTCTTGATTTAATTTTTCCACATTTGCAAAAACGAGTACGATATTGATTTAAACCCTTAACATTATATATTTTTATATAACATTCTCTGCATGATCTGGATACTTTCCTTTTTAATTTTCCACAATCGCAATAATCATATTGAATTAATTTTTTAATTTTCCGGCTTTCAAGATTACATTTTTTACAGCATGTAGATGTTTTCTTTTTCAATTTTCCGCAGACACAATAATTATACCCTCTTAAATCTTTAATTTTATTTTGATATTTACTTGGACTTTCATAATGTTTTTTATTATTGTATATAGCTGCACAACTACAATTACAGAATTTCTTCATTCTTATTTGTCCCGGCTTTTTTCCTTCCGGGATCTCTATTCTTTTATTACATTGTAAACAATAGGGGGGATTTTCATAATATTTTTTTATAGCATTATCTCTTGATATAATCGCCATTTTCTGGCCGCCGCCCTGTCCTTTTATTTTTCCTGTTGATGTTAACGTCATGATTCTTGTTCTTTGTTATTAATTACTCATTATTAATTATTAATGGTTAATTGTTTCCAAGGTTTTCTGTTAATTTTTCTTTTTCAACTTTTATATTTCCAAAAGTATTAATAGCATTTAAGTTGACCGTTACTATTTTTCCGTTATATTGAGAATTTATAATTACATCGTTTATTTCCGATACTCTTTTATCCCTTAACAATCTGCTTTTTACTTTTATTAGTGTTAATAAATCAATCATTGTTGAGTTGTAATCTGAACCCCAGTCTAAGTCTATTGTATTGCTTTCATATCCGGGGATATCACCGTAACTCCCGTACCTGTTAATTAAACCCTGTATTAAACAATCTGTCCCATCTATGATTTTTAAATCTCCGTTGTCTACGACCAGTTCGTTGGTTGCATCTGTACCTAATGCCTTTATCCCGTCGATTGAACCGAATACCGGTAATTGAGAATAGACTGCCGAGCTTTTCAAATCGATTATTAAAGGTATTAATATTTTTTCCCCCCTGGTCTTTTTATCGTTAAATTCTTCCGTTGATATTTTATTGTAATTTAATATATCATCAATGTTAATGTTGTATTGGTCGTAAAGCGATTGCAAGGTGTCATAATCTGTGAGCTTGTGTTCTTTCCCTACTGTAATCAATGTTGTCTTTTTGCCTTCTAATACATTTTGAAGAACTTTATTGAATTCTTCTTTATCCATTCTGTCGAATTTATATTTCACCTTTTGCTTCTCTAAATCCGATATCACTTTCTCCAGCTTGAAAATTATATTGTCAAAATTAATATTATGTAGATCCCTTTCTGTTGACGGAATGGCAAGAGATTCGAATTTAATTTTTTCGAGAACAATATATCCCTTGTCTAGTGTATCCGATATTGCCTGATCATATTCTGCTATTGATTTAAACATTAACTTTTATCTATTAATAAAGTAAACTTATGAAATCCTTAAGTGTATTATTAAAATTACTTATATTATTAAGCCCATTCGCTATTCCTGATCCTAATCTCCATGCATCACCTAAAAATGAATTTGTAATCGCTCCTTCGTAATTGTTTCCCATTATAACTGCTATATTGAGCGCTTCTTCAAATGATGCTATATCTACTAATATCTCGTTTATTCCTGCAAGTATACTGTTTTCTTTTAAGAATGAATCAATTTCACTGTTCCATTCATCAAATTTGTTCTGTATATCTATCAAATACCTTAAGTTTCTTAGTATAGGATCTGCCGTTTCTACATCAATTAATTTTCCAATCCCTGTCATTTGTAATTCATACATCGGGACTGTTGAATGTCTTTTCGTGTCCGCTCTTATTCTGAATGTGTCTAAGTTTACTGCCATCCATTCGTGAAAATTAAAATCATAATAATTCATACCATATACACAGGGTTGCTCACCGTCTTTTAGATTTAAAGGTATACTATTGGATTTCTTATACATCGCCCTGAACTCTTTTAATCTTCCAAATCCATCCTGTACTTTTATTCCCCTTTGTATGAATCTTTTTCCAAAACATCCGGCAAATTGTATCTTAACAGGTGCTAATCCTCCCTTGTTAACAAGTGTGTTTCCGTCCCCAGGCCCAACTTGATATCCTTGTTTTGCACCGTAGTCATAATTTATAGTCTCCGGCTGCACGTCCATTAATAGAATATCCGTTTCTATAGGTTTCGATACTACACTTAAATCCTCCATTTTTGTAGAATCCTCAGAATATGTCGGCTCCTTTATGGTATATTTTATCATTTCGAAAATAATATATGGTAAGGCCGGGAGATTCAAAAGTGAAAGCATTATTTATCTCCCCGCTCTTTATATTTTATTTTTAATTTTTCCATTTTTATTCTTTGCTCTTTATCTTTTACTGATTACTTACTACTGTCTACTGACTTCTGTTCTTCAGAACTCTATCCCGCATTCGTCCGTTGATTCTGAAGTATGTGGATGAGGTACAGTAGTTGTACTTTCTACCGTCTTTTTGGCTCCGCTAATCCAGTCAAATATTACATCTGTTACTCCTTCAGATAATTTTTCGCATAATATGTCTCTGTTTTGCTGAATATCTTCAACTTTATTACTATAACTCGTTTCAAAAGCCTCTTTGAATTTAGCTTTTAATTGTTGCTGCATACTACTTTTATTTGATGATAAACTCATTATTCTACTTCATTTGATTTATACAGCAAACTTACTACATCGGATAGTATTAAATCAAGTTTGTTTTTAACATCAGCTTTAATCTTCTCCCCGTCATTGAAAGAGAGTCGTGCTACTATACCTGACCCTATCCATGTTGCCGCTACTAAGTCATCAATTAGTATTTCCAGTAACTTCTTCAGCGTTACTCCCATTACTGCATTCTGAAGCTTTGGTGTTAAATATTTATTATCTTCATCAATTAATATTTCTTTCCCCCTTTTATTCGAATGTCCTAAACATATCTTTTTCGCATAAATGTTAGTATTCTCAGCTTTATTTTTTTCATTGTCTGCGGTTTCTTTTGCAAAATCATTGTTCCCGCCAATTTCTACTTCATTCCCTAAAAGATTTAATAATTCTTTCCCTTCAAATGTTGCGTTTTTGTTTGTAGTGAAAATCATATTACCATTAATCACATTTCGTATAAAATCACCTTTTACAAGATTTACCTGGTCCCCCTTTTCATCTGATATACTATATATTTCGAATCCATTACTATTTTTTTTATAAGTAATATCTGCAAATAAATTGAGTTTGGTAATCGCTACTTTTGACGATACTTCTTCCTGTAATAATAATTGATTTACGCATCCTATAATTATTGGCGTGTTTCTGCCTTCGGGGAACTGAATTATAATGGTGGCTCCCTCTTGTAATATTTTCCCGGAATTGTCTATAATATATGGTTTCGGAAATCTTACACTATATTGATCCTCAGCATATTGTTCACTTATAATACAACAATGCTCCAGTAAATATCTTTTTTTATATTCATCGAGTACATACATATTTGTTATTTGTTCATCTTCTTGAACAAATATTATCTTTGCAAACCTCGGAGGTCCGCTGCTTATTCCCTTACTGTTGTCATCTATATATTCAAATTGATTCATTTAAAATCTCTCACAGAAAAATACATGAAAATGATTAAAATGGTCTCCGTATACACCACCGACACTTCTTACCCTTTCTCTTAAATCACAAGGATAATAACGTTGATAACTTTCTTTTTGCCAATTAGTTTTATCCCGATTTTCTATTTTATCATGCCTAAATAACACTCCCTGCCCGGATTCCCGGATTCCGATGTCATTTATTAATACATCTAAAACGTGAACTATATCTGTTACTGTTTTATCCGATGTATTCCCTTGACTATTATGTTTTGCTGTTGATACTAAACCTGTAATTACAATATCTGCAGAAGCCCCGTCATTGTGGGTTTCGTGACCGCTTAAAGCTACCCATCCGTCATTATAACCGCTCATATCTCCTACTTGAACATTTTGCCCTGTTATATTATGTACCTGCTCAGCCCAGGTTAATAATCTTTCCATAGTTAATTCATATCCCCATTGCCTGTCATCCGATTTAAAAGATGTTACATATTTATGCCGGTTATCAGTAGGTTTGTATTTTGATAATTGAACCGCTTTCCCTCTGTCCCCTGTTACTTTTTTGACATTGAGGTTTTCTTTCTTTTCTTCAACTTTTACAGGTGTTTCACTTTCATCACCATTATAAGGGAATGAAGGATCAAATATTTTAATATTATTACAAATGGTTTTTGTGTATTCCTTACCTTCTGAACTGTCGAGTGAATAATTTACTCCTAAATGATATGTTCTTAAGGCTGTCAATGGGTTATCGCCATAATTGTATTCATTTTTTAGAATATTACATATACCCTTTATTGCAGATTCGGGGTCTAATCTGTCTCCGTATTTACTGCTGAAATTTTCTGTTATTCCGCATAATCCTGCTTTTACGCCGCTTTTATAGTTAGGATTAAAATTACTTTCCGTTAATATTATGCCTAATATGACGTATGGATTTATACCATTAGCAACTGCCTGAATTATATCTGCAAGTTCATAAGCGGTATTTACATTGTGTTTTTTATAATCTGATTCATATGTATTATAATAATTTTTTAATTTATCTTGTGCTTCTTTTAATAATTCTCCGGTATTCCATTTTCCACCCGAGCTGTATCCGCCGATTGTGGTCCCGATTCCCGTTGCATAATCTATTTTTATCATTGGATTTTTTCTTACTGTTCCGCCTGCTGATTCCTCGCTTATGCCTTTATCAGATAGATCATATCCCGCTGAATATTTGTATTGTTCCATCTCTTCGGTATTTTCACCCCTGTCTAAATTAAGTGACATTTCGTAAATATTTCCATCTTCTGTTACTTCGTATTTTCTTCTTACTCCTTTTATATAATAAAATATTCCCTGTCTGCCGGTCTTTGAAAGATGGTGCGGAGCAAATATTTTATCCCCCTTCCTTATATAATCATGCCCTAACATTAATTGCTCACCTTTATAGAATGTCGGATTAAACCGGTACCAATGGAAGAGTTTCTCTCTCAGCCGTATTGATTCTTCAACAGGATAAGCCACTTCATTGTATATGTTTTTTTTAATGATTCTATAACTGTCGGGTATCTCATCTAAGCCTATTGATAAAGTTCCTTCTTTATACATCTTACTTTTACCTTCTAATTTCCGGATTCCAAACTTTCTGATCGATAATGTATCGAGCAATGGATACATATAGCCGTATCTCGCAAGTGCTGTCGTGCTGGTGATATCTTTCGAGGAAGTCATAGTATAAAAATTAACAACATCTGTAAGTGTCTGTCCTATCGAATTTCCATAGTCCTCTCCCGGGTCTAATGTGTGATATGGTTTCTTTGTGATTAATGTTTGGAATATACTTTTATCCTTATACTTTAATCCTTCAATATTTATTTTGCTTGTAATTGGCTTGTCGTTATCCCACCAGTTTCCCACTCTTTCCTTTTTCTTTTCGTCCGGTAAAGATACTATCCAAACGTCTGCTTCCGATGCTTCTACCTTTTTATGAACTTTTTCAAAATCAAATGCATCAAGTGGGGGATTTATTAAATTTAATATTGTGTTGAATATATTATCATTTGTCGTTGATAAATCTCCGTTTTCATTTAATAAATTCCAATCTGATGTTCTGTCAAAAGGTTTTGGTCTAACTATTAAGCAAGGTCTTAGTTTGTTTATTTTTTTATCTATGATTGTTTCTACAAAGCATTCGTAAAACATCGGATCTATGCATTGAGTAATATAATTCCATACTTTGCCTGAAAATTGTGACAGATTATCATCATATAATAAATCGTTCCAATAACAGGATAAATCAAAAGTAAAATACCTGCCTATTGCGAAGTGATTTTTTTCTTCCAAATGCTCCGCTATAACATTTCCTTTTTCATCAAAATCTATATATGGTATTTCTATGTTCATCGCCGGCATATTAAGCATAATCCAGATAATAGCACTTAATGGACATTGTTTTTTAAATTCTGAAAAACCGTCGTTTCCAAAGCCCCTTAATATCCCTAAAAATTGTACTCTGTTTTCTCCTAATAATTCAACAGCCCTTGGATCATAAGCTAGCTCAGGAGCCATAACTATATCATCATCTATTAATAGAGATGCAAAATTTCTGCCGCTCAATAGAAGTGCTCTTGCTATTCCTTTCTCGGTTGCTTTTTTTGTTTCGAATATTGTATCTATTCTGAATAGCCAGCTGTCTTTTTGCTCGATGCCTATCGAAAGTATATCACCTTTGCTTAATACCCTTCTCCACATAGAATATATTCTTACGCTGTTATATGAAGGCTGCTGGTCTATTGCATGCGGTAAAATGGTAAGCTGAAAAGTGTCTGCAGGCTGGTCCAAATCCCCGGAATCCGAATAATTAATTACATAATCACTAAGATCATATGGCTGCCCGTTGATTGTCTTATTGATTACATAAACTTTTGCTCGATGTGATGTGTATCCCGGCCTGTTTATCATTTTATATTTTTTTATCCATTATTTATATAAGCCGTCGTTTGAATTTCCGATAATATTTTTTCTTTCAATTCTTGTAATCCTAAATCTAATTTTTCAGTTAATTCTTTTCCGTTAATATTGATTGTTACTTTATTATCAAAGTTAAAACCATTCATATTTTCTCCGTGTGGTATTGGATGTTTAAAAGTATCATATATATCTTCCCATCTTCCTTTGTTACCTTGCAGCATTTCTTTTAACATATCCCATAATCTTTGTTCAGCTTTTTTACCGGAAAATAACCCGTATAAATCTCTTTGTTGTGTTCCTTCAACTCCTAATTCGTCAAATTTATATTTATTAAGTTTGACTCCCTTAACTTCGAATATACTCGGGTCTATTTCGAAATATCTATTTTCCCCCATAGGCAAATATATGTTTTTTCCTTTTTTTTCTTCTGTGCTAACAGTTCTTACACCTTTCTTTAATTCTCCGTTTTCTTTTAATTGACCCATCATATTATTAGGATCGTTTTCCCAGTTATATAATAAATTCTGCCAAAACTCTTTCACATCCGTTTTTTCTTGTCCTTCTTTCTTTTCTTCAGTAAGATCATCCAATAGTTTACTCATATCTTTAAGGCCGCCTGTTACAGCATCTACAACTTCTTTTATTTTTTTAGGAAATAAATCATTGTAAAACTCTTCTGTATAACTTTGTATAGACCATATATCTTTTGCGATTTTCCCGCCTGTGCTCATCATCCAGTTCATAATTTCCGCATGGTGTTTATCTGCTTGCGATGTGTTTTTCCCTCCTATACCAACTAGTTCTTCAAGCTTCTTTTTCTGCTCTTCGCTGTCAGGTGCTAAATCTTTCGTGTTTTCGTCGATGTATCGTAACCATTCATCCAATCCTTCCCCGTATCCCTCTATTGATTTGTCTTTATTGAAGTTGTAAGCTTTATCGATAACTTGTTTAGCTAATTGCGGACTCTCTATTCCTAATCCTTGCATTGCAAAGAATGTTCTTTGTTCATCACCAAAGCCCTGTAATCCCTTGAATAATTTACTCCGTACGTCTTTATCGTAAATTCCCCTCTCTTTTTGCAGTTCAAATTCCATAAGACTTTTTGGCTTTAAAGCACTCATTAAAAATGCATCACCTGCGGAACCCGGTGCTTGATTGAACATCCCTTGTAATCCGGATAGTGTCCATTGTCCCATATCTCCCATTCTGCCTTTTGCTGTATCTCCGTATAAAGCAAATGGTAGAAATGATGTTTCTAATAAATTCCTCTCGCTTACTTTCATTCCGGATTTTGTCATAACTACCGATAGTTGATTCATAGCGTTTATTAAATCACCCATCCTTGCATTCATTCCGGTTACGTTTGATAATCCACGTCTCGATTGAAGCTCTGCCGCTCCTACTTCTTCTCCTGTATAACGGGTTGCTACTGATGCCTGGAATATCTCCTGCGGATTGTAACCGTAACCCCTTGAGAATGCAAGTTGCCCTTTAAATGTGTCCTCTTTGTATTTTCCTGTAATTGCGGATTGTTGATATTGTAATTGATATAATTCAGAATCCGAATAGCCTAATCCTCTTCCTGTTACCCCACCCATTCCGAATCGTGCCTTTGCTATTGCCCGGCTTCGGTCATATTCTTCGTATACGGCTACTCTCTGTTCCATTTCAGGGTACATCTGCATCATTAGTTGATTAGATTGTTTCTGTGGTAATTGAGCCTTTATTAGTTCGGATTCTTTAGTTGAACCAATTAAATTTCCTATCCCTCCTCCCAATGCTCCCATTATCATTGAACCTATTGCAAATCCGGGTAAACCGCCGCCTAATGCTAATCCGCCTAAACCGCCTATCATTCCTAATCCTAACTGTCCGAATGTTTGATATGCCTGTTTCTTTAACATCATATCTCTCATTTCATTAGCCATCCTTGTCTCTGAAATAACAGCTGCGTTTTGTACGAGATTTGAAACATTAAAACCTAAACCCGTCGCCTGCTGTTTTTGTGCAGATATAAGTTGGTATTCTGATGCATAAGCTCCTATGCTTGTTATTGCCTGTGCGATTAATCCTGCTGCTATGTATTTTCCTATAATAGACATGCTGCTTTTTGTTTCCGGATTATTCTTTACTATGTTTTGAGATGCTACATCTACTCCGGATATCATATGTCCGTAAGTTCTGTCAAATGCCTCTCTCCCTGCTTCAGATGGTATACCTTGCCTTACAGCTTCATCTTGCCAGTGGGCCCGTTGCTCTGACCATGTTTTTAATAATTTTGGTGAAACCTTCGTTAATTGTTCGCTGAACATTTTTTCTATCTGGGGAGTTGATGCAGCATTTACTCCGTATAAAGCTCCCTGGAATTCTTCAAATGCTTTTTGTAACCTCGGATCTTTAGATAATCCTTTAATAAATTGTGATAGGTTTTCAGGTGTTTGCTTTGATGCGAAAGGTGTGACCGTTTGAGGAGTCCCGGTGCCGCTTCCACCACTCGTTACTCCTCCTAAGTCTTGGTTTACGTCTTTTACCGCTTGGCGAAACTCGTTCACCTGCCTTGTTGCTCCGGTTAGTTCACTCGCATTTGCTCTTAGATTAAACTCTAAATCTGCCATTCCCATCTCCAATTATTTCTAAAATATTTATCAATTATTTTAACCGATATACTCCCCAATCCTTCAATTATAACTCTCGTACCCTTACAATGTGTACTCTTTGCAATATATTCTTTACCTTTAATCCAAACAGAATCTAAAGGTTGTATATTATATCTCTGTTTTCTTATTGAAGGTTTAAACCCTTTTCTACTTACTTGCAATTTTCTATTGTTTCTGTGCTTTTGTATTACCCAAAAAGGTCTACATCTTTCTTGAATTTCACCTCCTGCTATACAAAATGCATCATTAAAATGTTCTTTACTTAATCCTAATTTTATTCTTTTAACGAATGTCTGATAACCATAAGCAATCTTACATTTCATATCTTTTAAAAATCTGTTTTTGATTATATTCATAAATGTAGATTCTTTGTATTGCTTGTTCTTTTTTAACAAATGTAATAAATTTTCTTTATGGATTTTATCGTGACATTCTTTATGAAGTAAGGCAAGATTATCAACAGAATTTGTACCACCCTTTGATTCTTTAATTATATGATGTATGTGCCAGCTGTTATTTTTATCATATTCTTTTTGACAAAATTGACATTTACCATGTTCCCTCGAGATTAAATATGAACGTACATTTTGATAGCCATAAAGATTCCCTTGCTGATATTCTATTCCTTGAATTTCCGGATTTTTAATCTTTTGAATGTCAAAATTTCCCGATTCAACAACGGTTTCTGAAATTGGTAAAATTTTCTCCAATCTTTTTATCAGATTTAAATGTGTATCATATCTTCGCTGAATTGATGGTGGTAACCATCCTTCTTTTTTTACTCGATTCAACCATCTTGCTTCTCGATACCAATGATGTCTATTCCTTCTCCCTCTTCTATGTATTCTTTTTTCTGTTAATCTTTTTGATGTTTTATCATCTAATTTTAATTCACCTGAAATCAATTCTTTCTTTTCAGATATGCAAGAAAAACCAATATATTTATATCCTGAATCAATTCCACAGGTTACATCCTGTGTTTTTTCTTCACAATCAAAATTTAATTGGATTGCGAAGGGAACACGTTTAATTACTTTTGCTCTGCCTCCTTTTAATAGTTTACGTGCTTTTGCCGGTTTGCATGGCATTAAAGGTTTCCCTGATTTTGCTATTACAAACACATTGACTTTACGTCCCACTGTTTGTTGTGGTTGATCCACTTCGAGGTTGTTACAATCCAGAACTTTATCTGCAACACTAAGACTTTGGTCTTTGTTTAATTGCAAATTCGTAGAGCAAAGGACTTGTGGAGTATCCCTTGGTACGCTCTTAATCTCTAATTGTAACTTCTGCATAAATTTTTCTTTTTTAATTTAAGCCCTCTAATCAGCTCTTTTTAATTCGACTGATTCACTTGTCTCGTTGCCACTTTCTTCTTATATCTTTTGTTTCTTCTTCGAACATTTTTCTTCTTGTAATCTGTATTGATCTTACTGTGTCAATATCACTTATAAATTTTTGGTTTTCATACGATTTTCTTAATTGTTCCTCTTCTTCTTTCGCTTCTTTTACATCGGCGTCTGTTGAATAGTTTTCTTTACAATTCAAAATTGCATGTGCTTCTTCTTTTAGTTCATTTTCAAATTGCTCAGCTGTAAGGGAACTTTCACCGGCGGGTAGTCTTTCTTCGAATACTTCTCTTAAACTTGCTAATCTTATTAATAAGTAATCTTTGAATATCTCTGGTTTCGTTGCTTTTAAATAGCGTTCATCTGTTAAAGGTAATTTATAATAATCTCTCCAATAGTTTACTATGCTTTTCGATTCTAAATATTCATCGGATAATTCTTCGGATAACTCGATATTCTCATTATTAAAATCAATGTCGTGTAATTCATTTATTAGTTGTAGTAGTTTTTCTTTTTTTGACGTTTCGAAAAAATTGACTAACCGCTACCTCGTGAGCGGCTTGGATTTCTTTTAGTTCCTCTTCCGTTATTTCTGAAAGAACTTTTGGTTTTCTTGTCCCTAATACTTTTATTGTTGCATATGTCTCACATTTCTTCATTAAATTATTACAGCCGGATACTAATGCTATATCATAAGAATCGTTTATGCTTTGGATTTTTATTTCTCCGTTTTCTCCGGGCTTAAGCCTTTGATATATTTTTAATATATCCTGCCGTGCTCGTTCAAGCGGGACTATACCACCGTATAGTCCCGCTAAAGTAGATTCGATTCGTCGTTTTTCAAGGAAAGTTGGTTCTGCAATAATTTCGAACTCTCCAATCCCTTTAACGTCGAAAGTTATTGTTTCTCTCATGATATCCCTTTAAGGTGTCCCCGCTGATGATACCATATCAACTTCTGAAACATCACCCGGATAGAATGCCATTGGATTCATAAGCTTCCAGTCTTTGCCCGTTAATCTGTATCTGTACATACCTCTGAGCGATTCCATTACTATGCCATTAGGTGACATTGTTGAACCTCTTCCGGCAAACCGCGCTCCATACCAGGAATTTAATACCATACCCGGTGTTGGTGTGTCCTGTCCTGCACTTTGTATGAGCGTAAGCTCTGTTTCCCAGGCTAAGGTTTTGACCGTTGGTAAACTGTCATTCAGCCTTAATGTATACATCGCTTGACAGTCAAAACTTCCCATTTCCTGCATTCCTAATAATAATTCTTGAATGAAATAGGTGTCCCATTCAAGTACCGGTAATATTTGATAGTTTTCCTGGTAATTGAAGTTCTGTCCTCGGGCTACTAAATTCTTTGGATCTACATCTGAAGGTAATGATACTCCCCGGGTGAATAAGACCTTTAATGCATTACCGACGAAAGATTTTGTATAAGTTGGATGGTTGATATCCCCTTTATAATAAGATCCCTTTCTGTTAAATGTTATTTTCATTCGGCTTTTTTTCTTTTAATTTTAAATTATTTTATTTGTTTCTTCTGCTCTTCCTGCTTCTGCTACTGCAACTGCTCCTGTTCTTTTGCTCTTTACGCTATCACCGCCCCTGTGACCACATAATTCTCTATACCTATGAAGTCGGTTACATCCGGTAATACAATTTCCGTTTTGATTAAGAAGCCTAATTCCACCTTCTTAATCTCTTTAAATCTTATCGTAATTACATATCCGGCTTCGATGTAAGCTGAAGCACTTGCATTTAAAAATCCTATTACATCATTGAGAGTTACTCTGTCATTACCTATTAATGCTTCATCGAGACCTTCCATTATTCCAACGTGGAAATAATCCGCCAACCCTCTTTGTTGAATTAAATATGTCATTTTATCGGCTTCGTTCCATTCGTGACTGTGGTCCTGATAAGTGTTTATTCCCTGTGAAATTTTAATTCCATATTTTCCTTTTATCGCTAACATGACTCCGTTTTTTGTACAGTATGCTATTTCCGTATCGGTTAATTCACCCTCTAAACTCGATGCTATCACCCTGTCTCTGGTTAGATTGTGAGTTACGGGATTTGCAAGCATAGCTCCGAATACCTGCGGTGCAAAGGATAAATATGAAGGTTTATCGTCAAATCCAATTGCCGGTAATATTACCTGGTCTGAATTTAGGTTCTTCGCTCGTGTAACCCATTGTGCCGGTGTCTCTCCGGCTGCTGTCCCCGCTACTATTTGTAATGGCTGTTTGTACTCATTCCCTTTCATTAATGTTGCTAAAGCATCGAATGCACTGTGAATTGCAGTATCGGAGGTTGCAAGATTTATTACTCTTATATTTATTTTATGTTCATATAAAAAATCTTTCCTCCAATCAGGGAAAAGTCCTGCGATTGCTAAATAATCCGTTGAACTAACTGCCGGTGTTGTACCCAATGTTGCCGTTCCTATTTCTGAAAAATAATCACTTGAAAAAGCTGCCGGTGTTGTAGTCGCTGCTGTATGTATCGCAAATATTAATTCATCTTGATATTCATTTAATTTGTGAACTATCGTTTCTAAATCCCATTCGGCAAATGTAAAATCAACAGTTGTTTCTTTACTTGTATCTGATTGGATTAATCTTGCATAGTTTGCCTTGGTAACTGTTGCGCCGACTATTGCAGTTTCTATTAATACTTTATATCCTCCAACTGTTGAATTATATGTGGTATTTATAAAGGTTATTGTAACTGATGTTAATTTCCCGTCTGCTGATGTCATTAAATCAAATACGTTTCCTACTGAAATACCCTCTATACTGTCTATCCATAAAAAATTTTGTCCGGCTATTGCGTTTGCAGCTATCATTTTTTCATTCTTTGTAGGAATAAATGAAAATGTAAATAATGGCTGAACAATCTGGTATCCCGAATCTGTCGAGGGATTTACTGTCCAGGTTGCAACAGTTAAAGCAGTTGCTGTATTGTCTGTTATTTTCCTTGTCTGCCCTATTCCTGTCCCGCTGACTATTTTTACCCATTTCCCTATTAATGCATCGATAGTCCATGTGGCTCCGGAATCTGTTAAAGATGTTGCTCCTCCGGCCGTCGCTGTTCCGGAATCGATGACCGTTTGTTCATCACCACCTGCGGCTTCTGTTAATCCTAACTTTATATCATTACCAAATACACCATAGTTTTTAAGTGAAGCCTCTACATCTAAAACTATGGCTGCAGAACCATTTACAACCCCTGTTGATGCTTTTGTTGTAGGTTGTGCGTTTAATACAAATATTGCCCCAGCTCCTAATTTCTGAGCCTCTTTGAAGTTGTTGTATATATCATCATATCCGTAATCCGCAGCTACTGCCCCGGGATTATCATATAAACACATAACTTCACTTCCTTTTTCGGATGCATTATAAGGTGTTCCTTTCGGTGACTTCCCTATAATTAATCCTACATTAAAATCCGGTAAATTAGCACCGGCTTGTTGTATAACTCCCAGAAGTCCAACTACTCCTGGTACGTCGTAAGTTTTACCATTAAATTGAAATCCCATTGCATTTCCTTTTTTAAGTTAATTAAAAATATTTATTTCAAAAAATCTAAATATAACTTCTCCCATTCCTCATTTGTCTTTTTTTCGTTCTCGGGAATTTTTGCCAGCTGGCATTTCACTGTCATAAATTTCAAAGCGAATTTATTCACAGCATTTTTTTCTAACCCTTTACAAAACTCGTGTAATGTCAGCCCTGCCACTTCTTCTGCCCCTGCAACTTCTTGCTTTTGCTCTTGCTCTTTATCAACTGCTACTGCTCCTGCAACTTCTTGTTCTTGCTCTTTATCAGTTGCTTCTGCTACTGCCCCTGCTACTTCTTGCCCCTGCTCTTGCTCTTTATCAACCCCGGCTACTTCTTGTTCTTGCTCTTCAGCTGCTTCTGCAACTGCATCTGCTACTGAAACTTCTTCTTTGTCTCTTTTAGTTTTACCCATTGTCGTTTATGAATTCAGTTTCGAAAAATAAGTTATTTAATAATTCATCCTCTTCTTGCGATGATATTAAGTTTTGGATAAGAACATTTATTAATAAACCGCCGTACATTAGATTCTTACCCGTATATCGCTGATCTATCCCATCACCTATAATGGATATTTTTACATCCAATATTCCGTCTCCGCCTTTTGTGTTGAGATATCTTTTTATTACTCTTTTTGTTCCCCGGAATATGTTTGTTAATTTATCCCTTAATCTTGGATTATCCGCACATTCCCAGATTACCGATAAAACATCTGTATCGATATCACCTGTTAATATTAAATTGCCATTTGTAGCAGAAATATCGGACCAGAACCTGTATGAATTCTCACCTGAACTCCTTGTAACTACAATAAAGCATGGATCTGTTACTTCTACAGGGAATTCGTTATAAACCATTATTTCCGATTTGGTCTGCCTTGCAACGCTTCTTAAAAGCTTTTTAAAACATTCTATTACTAAATCTTTTGTATCTGCTACTGAAATAACAGCCTCAAAATCCTTTGCTAAAATATTTGCAGATAATATATCCGATATGTTATTTTCGAAAATTTCATATAGGGATGTACTGTTTGGAAGAGGCGTCGACCATGCTGCAATAGTTAAAGAGGTTGCTGTATTGTCTGTTATTTTTCTTACTTGACCGGCACCTGCTCCGGATATTATTTTTACCCATTTTCCTATTAATGCATCGATAGTCCAGGTGGCTCCTGTATCTGATAAAGATGTTGCTCCTCCGGATGTTACTGTTCCGGAATCGATTAAAATTTTTGCTTTCTCAATAACAACAGCCCTGTAATAATATTTTTGCTTCCCTTCTACATCTACATCACGAACCGATAATTGATTGTTAGATAAGGTGTAGTAGACAAATAATCCTTTTGTTATGCTTTCCGGTACAGGGTTTGCAATATAATTTGTTATTTCTTCGTTTGTAATGTCTGATTTGGACCTTTTGAAAATATATAACTGATAAAGTGGATCGAGCTTTTGTTCGAATTGCCAGTTTATATCGATTTCATTACCGAGTGGATGTGCATATAATTCGAAAACTATAGGTGTTGGCGGTGCTACCATGATTTATTTTCAAATAAAGGTTTCAAATAAAAGCTTCAAATACTGTATTTCCAAATATGATACAAAAATCTCGATGTGCGTGAGGAAATTACAAGGGGGGGTGGTTCTTTATTAAAAGTTTTTAAATATTAGGAGAAGTATTGCATAATCCAAATATACACTCATTACTTCATACCAAAGCCATTCTTCAACGATCCACCACCTTTTACCTATTGTGTGCAGGAATGAATCTTGTTTTGTATGCAATCCCCAACCGGGAAACCATCTCATATATTTGTTAATCTTTCCATAGTGTGCAGAATTATACCAGGCGTAACCGTCTTTTTTTACCCTTGCTTTGTATTCGCCGTATAAGTCCGGAACTACTGATATTCCTCCGAATACCGCTGCTGTTATAATAAATGCTGTAGGGTCAATAAGCTTAACCGGATATGCTGTAATTCCACCCTGTATAAAATGTGTTATTAGATTCAAGAAAACGATTTTAATAAATTCTGAAATTCAATTGTTACTATACTTTCCATATCACTCTTCATGTCTGTAAATATGTGCTTCGGTAGACAACCCGGATGTATCCAGGAATCTGCAGGGGAATTTTTACTTATAGTCCGGAATGATGCAAATTTCTGCCCTGCAGTTGATTTTGTGTATTTTGTGTTCCCGGTTAAATTTTCAAATTTCCCGCTTTTCCATGTGTAATCTATAGTTTTCTTAACTCCTGAATTTTCCTGACCGAATTTATTATTTAAATTAAGAGGTGAAAAATATTTCCTGTTTCGTTCATTTACAAGATTAGGGCGTGCATTCGGTCCTAAAAGTTCAGGGAAGTTTTTTTTCGATAATGGGTAATCCTGAAAATAATTATGCGTTTTTGCAAGATTAAATAAACTTTTTGGGACCTGTATCCCTGAACCTGCCATTACTCCCGGAGCTCCTATATCAAATTTTATGTGGACTTTATCCCTGCCCTTTAATAGCTTTTCTTTCATATCAAAAGCATCGAATCCATATTCCAGCAATTCTCCAATATTAGTTCTTCCTTTTTCTTCGAACTTTGGTTTGATTGAATAAAATAACGGATCACCATTGTTTGGGTAGGAAGCTCCCTGCTCTACCGCTTCGATATATTTTTGTGGGTTTTTTATTCTTTCGGATGCGTTGCTGATCCACTTGTTTAAAGCTAAATCCCCCAATTCCTTTACTTTGTTCCTGAGTGCAATTTGTATTTCATCAAATCTGCTTTCGATATCAGAAATTAAAGAAAGATCAATATCTACGGTAATATTCATTTTTTTTACTAATGCTTATTCTTTTGCTCTTTATAATCTTACTTACTCACTTACTTACTCTCTTACTTACTTACTATTTCTTTCTCACTCTTTGTTAACGGAAGATTATATTTTTCCTTTTTCTTAAGTAAATCAAGATATTTCAATTCAACATCGTTAAATTTACTCTTATCCAAATGAGAAGTTAAATCGTTGTTTTCTTTTGTTTTTATATTATTAATTTTCATTTCTTCTTTAATTTTTGTTTTTTTATCTTCTTCACTTCCTCGTTCGGAAAATATTTAGTTAATGTTTCCTCTTTAACTACTAACACAGGGATTTTATCCGTAAACTTTCTTTTTATACAATCCCGCAATAGTGACCCGAGGAACTTATTATCTTTTGGAATATATATTTTCGAATCATGTTTGTTTAGCCGTATCTCCGGTCTCCTCGTTAACCAATGTTTCCTTATATTCCCGAAATATGTCTGAGGAATTAAATTTTCAGATTTTATACTGAATAAATATTTATTTATACTGCCGTTTGGTGCATACTCGTGAATCACAATGAAATCATCCCTCCTTAATGAATCCGCTTCTTGCACTAAGATCATAATATTTATTGCTCCATTATTCTCGTTCCATTCAAATTCCTTCTTTCCAATAATATTGAAAAGTTTTTTGTATTCCGTATATGGAATATCCCTTAATATTTCTTGATCTATTTTCATAATATTTTTTTAGTTTTATGAAATTTTGTTATAAAGCTCTTCAAATTTATTGTCCCGAATAATCATAACCGGGACATAATCTTTATTAGTACAATTTTTTAATAACGGATAAAATTCTTCGTGATAATCTGTTTCATCTGCAAGTATAACACATCCCAGTGAAGAATTATAAAAACCTCCATTATCATGAATGTTTATTGTAAAATTCCCCTCTCTATCAATATAGTGACTTGGATCTTTATCATAATATCTCCTTACCCATACTTTACAATTATCCTGAGCTATACAAAGTCTGCCTGGTGTCCAATGATGATTTCGGATATTGCCAAAATATAACTGCGGATCGTAAATATTAGCAATATATTCCCTATGTGTTTTTGGATCAGTTGTAACAGATAAACATAATTTAACGCATTGAGTATCGGTATAATGTAAGACAACAAGAAAATCATTGTTTCTTATTTGGTCATTTGCAATTCCAATATCATTACACCTTATGGCAAATACATTGATATTCCCAACTTCTGTTTTCATAGAAATATCTTTAAAGTATTTTGTGTCTTTTTGTTCATTTTTTAAAAGTTCAAATACTTTTTCGTATTTATCGTAATCGACATTTAAGAGAAATTCTTTATCCATGATTTTTTATTTTAAGTTTTCCAAAAATTAATTACTAATTTTAAATCAAGGGTTGAGTTTCGCAACATTCCAAAATATTTATTAACATTTTTAATTTTAATTAAGGAGAATATCTCAACCCTTTTAAATTATTTTTTATTCTCTATTCTTCGTGTTTATCTTTTGCTCTTTATAATCTTTCCTGCTACTGCAACTGCTACTTGCTCTTTATGCTCTTCCCTATTCACTTTCTCACTCACTCACTTCCTTCGTTCCTTCAATAATTGGATTTAAAGGTGTAAAATTAACGTCGACTTCCATTGATTTATTAAAGTCACCGTCAAAGAATGGTCTTAACCTGCAATATACCAGACGTGGTAAATCGCTGTCTACTGCTCCTCTTGGCTTTGGCATATCTTCCCAAACTATATAATTTATATCCGCTAAATATTCCACCGCATAAAAACCGCTTTCCGGATATTCACCCCCCTCTATCCAGTTGATTGTAGTTTTCTCCGGAGTTATAGTTAGTGAATAATCCGTATCTTCTACAAAAGTTTTTCTTTTTTCCGATACAGATAATACTTTGTTTACATTGAAAGCTAATAAGTCGTTGTTTCGTCTGTAATCGTTTATATCCCTCTCCCTGCGGATATCACCTTGCATGACTATTACATCGCCTCTCGTTATTTCCGTATACGCTCTTTGCAAGTTATGGTCCTTGTCATATTTTGGAATGGTTATTTTACATCCTCCTTCATACATCGCGGCTGTCTTTTCGTGCAGCCACCTTAAACTCATACCGGTACGAATTACAGAATGTTCTACAGCCGATGTTTCGTATATTATTCCATAGATGCACTCTTCGCAAGTTGGATCGTAAACTCCCTGTTTCGAAACGCAAGAACAAAGTTTTCCGAAAAAGATATCTGAGTTTGGACTCGAATCTCCATTGCCGAATACTGTATATAATGATTTTATTTCGCTCTCAGGTATTATTATTCCCATTACTTTTTAATCCGTAGTGATTTGGTTTATTGTTTGTAGAAAATGTGTTAATTCAAAAGGCTTGAAAGCATATTTATTTGCATTCATATCAGCACATTCTATTAAATAGAAATTGACATCTTCATTATTCGTGCTGTATAAATAAAATGAAGTTATGATGTATTTTATTCTGTTATTTATGACTGAACATACGGGATCACCGATGCTGAAGGGTGATTCTAAATAGATGATATTATTCTCCCTTTCTTTTTTATCACCATTTAGTATTAATTCCTCCGGTTTGAATGCGAATTTCTGGCAAAATTCATTTGTCACCTCAGCTACATAATATACAACTTCATTTTTTAATACTTTCAAAACATAAAACGAAGTTAAGTTGTATTTTAAATTAACATCAAGAATCGGAGATACTGAATCCCCTATCTTAAAAATGGTCTTTATAAATATGCTTGAATTCATGGTTGATAATCGTTTTCTAACTCCTGAAATTCATCCTGATATAATTTTGTGTAATCCACTTCCCCGGGTTGTTTTATCTCTTCAAAATACTCAAGCATCTCTCCCCACGTCTTTCCTTTAATAAATTTCTTGTAATCGAATTCCGGATTCCATTGGTTTATTTCGTAAATCAGACAGCTTATTTTATACATTTGGACAGCTAAAAAGTAATTATCGAGAATTGTCTGTTTTTTCTTTAATTCTTTTATTGTCTGTTCTCTATCTGCACTTTCTATGTTATCGGATGGTTTCTCTAATTCTTTAATCCTGTTGTCATAATCGTATGCGTTTGAAAACCACGTTGTTTCCATCTGTCCGTATGTTACACATTGTAAAAAAGGATTATCTTCTATCAAATATTTATTAAAGGATTCCCATTCCTCGACTGTTATTTTATCCGGATATTGCTCTGTGTAAATTTTATCTTCTTCGTTTATACCGGCTTGCTGCTCACCCGCTTTTATTCCCTGAGCCTGTGCTTCTGATGTCGATAACCATCTCCTTACGCCAGACGGCGCATATCCTAAAACTCTTTGTGAACCGTCCGGGAAGTCCTTAGTATCACCAATGTTATATCCGCTTGTATCTTCCCAGGTGTGCGGTTGACCCTTTTTCCTTAGTGCTCCGGATAGCGCCTTCAATATTTTTAATTTGAACTTCATTTTTTATAAAATTCGTATAAATAAAGGTATATTGACCCTCACTGCTTCTGCCACTGCCACTTCCTTTACGCTGTTATCATTTTTATATGCTTATTGTATCTTCTCTTATAAGTTTCTACCCAGTCCTTTTCATTTCCTTTTAACTCCTGTAAATATGCAAATCCGTTTCTCGTTACTCCATATGACGCTCCATCTACGCTCTTTTGAACACTCTGGTTCAATACTGCCGGTGATATTGACCCTAAACCATTCAATAACGCCCTTCTTGCGATGGCTAATCTTATTTCAGCTTGTTCTTCTTCCGGAATGTTCATAAAATCTATTCCATAGGTGTATGATATTCTGAATACTGCCGGTAATCTTGGTGCTCCTAATCCTCTGGAGAATAGTTGTAACTGAGTCGATTCAATTCCTAAGTTTTGGAATATCAGAAAGAATGGTTGATTTGGTGCAGGTAAATATTCTACTGTTCCCATAATCTTCTCCAGCAGCAAATATTCTGTTGGGATCTCTACCACTTTTGAAGTGCCAAAATAGAGTTGATAACTTTGAACGGATATTATAGGATAGTTGAAAAACTGTATCATCCATGATGTCTCTCTGAGATTGTCCTGGAACCAGTCATGAGCTTCGTTTTCTATGGTCTTGGGGGTGAATGACATTTCACAATCTGTTTGTAATTGTCCCGTGGCAGATAATAAAAGTTCTTTTACTGCATCATCTGGGTAAGCTAATATCGTTTGTCTGAATTCATCGATTAAATTAGCATTTAAAGTGTAATCTCTGAAATACTCATTCGGTACTAATTGTATACTGTTGCTCTCTATGATTAAATTAACAAGAGCGTAATTCGATACGATGTAAATACCATCTGCATCTGTAATATCAAATACTAATCTGTAATATTTACCCTTTGATGTGCTCGATAATTGGAATGAAGCGTAATATCTATTAAACGTATCGTCAAATTCCGCATCTTTATTCTCGATGGGATCATCCTCATTGTTAAGTGCTACCTGGCCTAATTCGTTTAAGACTCTGTATTTAACCGTATAATCGTCCGTTGCTATGTCGGTGTCCTCGAGCAGTAACTTATTAAGGCTGTATTTCGTGATTGATTTCATTCTTTTACTCTTTTAACTAAAAAAGGGCTCAAATAAATATATACTTGAGCCCTGTAAATTCAAAGTTTTATTTTAGAATATGTTATTTTTTCTTCTCATCTTTATCTTTTAACGGTTTTGGCGGTGGCGGCTCATCGTCTTTAATCGATTTTGGCGGTAGCTCATCAATTAAAGACTTTAAATCCTCAACTTCTTTTTTTAGAGCATCGTTTTCTTCCGTCAGAGCTTTCACGGTTTTTGGAATATTTGTATCAACTTCCTCAAGTTTCTTCTTGAGACTAGCATTTTCTTCCCTGAGTTTTTTCATATCTATCTCTAACTGAGCAACATAAATCTTATTCTTTTTATCGTCTGCTTTTAATTTTGGGAATTTCCAGTCCGGGTGACCTTCCTCGATTATGTTCTTTTTATCTTTATCTGAATCAAGTAACGCCTTCATTTGAGCTTCGTTTTCAACAGTAAATGTTCCTTCGGAGTCAATATTTTTTATAACCAGATCTCCGTCAAGTAAGCTGACGTTTTTTTTGCTTTTGAGTTTAGTGTGTTGTAGCTTAAACATAATGTTTATATTTGTTTTTTAAAAAAAATTATTTAAATGTCGCTGCGTCCAGGTCGTTTTCAGGAATGTTTAAATACCCGTAAAGATTCCTGTCATACTTCTCTGATTTCAGCTGTAATGTGATATACCAAAATGGCACCTTATAATTCGGCTGTATATTTACTATGCCTTTTCCTCCAAGTAATAGTATAGTATCAAGAGGTATTCCTTTCACAGTTTCATCCCAATAAGCGTAAATTGTCATGGTGATAGTATCTGTCTTTGTAATACCCGCACTATCTATTTCATAAGTATATGGGAAACTTGTTTTGTTATCTGCCCACGATACTTCTATTTTTGGTAATGTTATAAGTTTTAAAGAATCAATGTTTGTAACGAAGGTTCTTATAAACATCCCGCTCCCGCTGTTTGGGAGAGATTGATATCTTATCGAATAAGATGCTCCGTTATTTGTCCCGGATATTGAATTACCCGGCTTTATACCTGACCCGGTGAATGCCATTAATATTAATGACAAGGATAATACTATAAGAATTAATTTTTTCATTTTTAATACTCCCGCAACCATTTTTTTAAAAGATCGTTTTTAAAGAATTGGAGAAGTCCCGATATTGGTGTTTAAGCACGATATTAGAACTTCTCCCTGAATTTTATTTAACTGTTCGGTAAATCTCCGACGTTTTCAAATACAACAATCCTGTTTGGATTGAAGACTTGAAGTACAACGTATATCTTTTGAAGCCATTCTTTCTTATCATACCTGGTGCCGTAAGGTAATTTCATCATATCCGATAATTGAGAGCAGCATATTGTTTGGTCTGAATCCCATTCGATAAGAGCACACGATGTGGTCCCGGGGATATATTGACCGTCGTCAAATACGGTTATTTCTGCTGCTGTCTTTTTATATGTTTTTACAAGAAAATATCTTCTGATATCCGTTAATTCACCCGACCTTCTGTAAATCTTGTAGCCCAGTGTGGCTTCTCCTGTAGCTGCTGCTGTTATTACAAACTGACTTTTTTTCCCGCCACCGGAATGCTCGATAGTGCTCTCTAATGCAGTCCCTTCACCATATTGGTTAAATGGTACAACCGCATAATCGTAAAATCCGTCATCCAATTGGTAATCTGTATCGGTTACAACCGATGTTAAAGCTACAGTTGGAGCATCAGGAGCCTTTGTGTGGTTTTTCTTGAAAGCATCGCCTATTGCGGTTACGATCCTATTGCTGTTTGGATTTTCCGCTCTTAAGAAGACGTCTGTTTTCACTTCACCTTCACCGTTTGCAACTTCAAAATTTCTGAAGGTTTGTGTTGGATTTAAATCCCCACCGGCATTTGTGAAGTAAGTTTTATTTAAAATCTTTTCTTTTACATAACCGTTTTTAGCATTTAAACTCATCCAGAATTTTAATTGACCTTCACCGTAATTGTCTTTAATGCAAGTAACTGCATCGTTGACATCTTCATCGGTTATCCTTTTTCCTCTTTTATCGATGACATTTTGGGATGGGTTTTTACAGCTGTCTTTTACGATTTTAAATACTCCGTCAAATTCAAGTACATTAATTGACGAATCACCTTTCCATAATCCTATATCAAGTCCTCTGCACATGCTTCTCATCTTGTTGTTCGTCTCGGTAATTTCTGCATCTTGTATCATCTTTACCGATTTTGCGGCATAAGTGACCGTTCCTTTTACACCCATGTACTTTATCAGGTCATACTTTCTATCCATATCGTCGTCTTGATTATCAACATCTCCGCCTTCAGAATAAAATACTGAATTAGCGACTTCGTTAATTCTTGCATATTCGAGTACTGTCGAACTTACTTTCTTTTTTGGAATTTCCTTCCAAAATCTTGCTGCTTCCTCCTTGAATGTGATTACCTTAAAGGTTTCTTCAAGGGATTGGACTCTTCCTGCTTGACCACCGGTTAAGCTGGATATGTCGATATCATGACCTGCTTCAAAAGCTTTCTGGATCTCTTGCAGTATCGATATATTATCTGCAAAATCCGGAGCATCATAAGCGGTTACGGATTCAGGACTGTCAAATCTCATTAATAAAATCTCCTATAATTGATTTTTAATAAAAGTTATTTTAATTTATTTCCTTAAACTTACTTGCTTAATTCATCGAGAATTTCTTCTTGAATCGATTTTTCAACCTTGTCTAATTTGAAGCCGTCGAATTCATAACGGGTTAATGCTTTTTGATATGCATCTGCTCTTATTGTATCTTTAGATGATTCAATCGATTTGGATAAGAAGCTTTTTACCCTGTGGGAATCTAAGCTTTCAATCTTTTCTTTTCTCTCTTTTGTTTCTTTTTCCTTCTGAACATCCAGTTTATTCAGCTTTGAAGGGTCGGTAACTATCCCCGGATCAGCTTCGAATGATTTCAAAATCTTTTCATTATCTTCGATGATAAGTCTGGTGTCCTGCGTTAATTCAACGAGATCTTCGTGTAATGATTTTATCATCTCAAGTTCAGACTGCGCTACGGATAATGTTATTCCGAGCACTTTTGTCAACTCAGCATTTTGTGCAGGAATTGATTTTTGGATTGTTAACAGCGTGTTACCAATCGCTTCTAAGAATGGCATAGGATCTATACCTTCGTCTTTTGAACCGGTCTTTAAAGAGTCTTCGAGAGATTTCTTTAAAGTATCACCGGCTTTGTTTTCCTCAAGTGATGCGCTAAACACTTTAATGGTTTCGAGAGCTGAAGAAATCGTGTTCATACTTTTTGTATAATTTTCTGTTCTGTTCTTTTCTTTTGTGTTTGCTTCTTCCCATGCTGCGGCTTTTGCATCAGCTGCGGCTTCCGGCAAACCCTGTTCGATAAAGAATTTCTTTGCTTCGGCTTTGTTTGAAAATTTCATTGGTTTTACTCCTTTAAGGTTTACTGATAATGTTTTATGTGTTTTATCTAAATGCTGTTTTCTTCCGGCTTCTCCACCCGACATATCTCCGGGATTTATATCACTGCCGGCACAAAAACTTTTTATTAATTCTGCGTAAGTTCGTGGATTTTTGGGGTTGGCGGTTAATACAACATTTGTTACTACGGCTTTTAATACCTGATTGCCTTTTCTTTGGCGTACACCGCCTTCTATTGAAAAACCGATTCTTCTCTGGTCTTTAGGATGAGTTTTGTTGTATTCCATCATATTTTGTAAATCACCTACAGCCTGTTGCGCTATCTCATACTGCGGAGTTCCCGGTCTGGCATAAATAACCCCTTCCATCTTTGTTTCTACACCTTTGTTTAATGCAAGTTGAGGATAACCGATGTGATACTTTGGGTCTTTGTTGTGCTCGTACTTTAATTTCCCGTATCCCTTTTTCCACATGCTGAAATCTAATCCATCCTGAGAAACTTCCTCTTTGTCAAAATCTTCTTTATTATCGGATATTATTCCGCTGATTTTAACGTCTATTATCCCATTCTTCCCATTGTCAGGACCTTTGATTAAATCGTCAACCGGTGCAAAAAATTCGAAGTTATCTTCCATTAATGTTTGTTAGTGTTTTGTCTTTTATGGTACAAAAATCTCGATGTGCGTGAGGAAATTACAAGGGGGGGTGGTTCTTTTCTGAATTTTGAGTTTTTATTCTGAAATCTTTAAATAAAAAAAGCCGGGAATCATTATAATTTCCGGCTTAAGAATGAGTAGAAGTATTTTTGAATACGTTTTTAATCTAATGGATAAATAATTTATTTCAAAGGATTTTCTTTTATAAGTAATTTATAAAACTCAATGTCAATCCTAACATATAAAAAAGTGTCAAAATTATGATTATGAATATACTCAAAAAAAGCAAAAGTGAATATGGTCTCGGACCGCCTAACTCTTCATACCGCTGCTTGCATCCGTCATATCTGATTAGAGAACAGACTGCAATACAATATGCAATATTCATTGAGCCGCATTTTATTTTTTCTTTCATTCTTATCCTATATTGGAATTTTTAATTTCATAATTTTTCGGACAGTCTTAACACTTATTTTATATTTCTTTGCAATTGTCGTTAGCGGAAGATTGGTGGTGTTAATAGCTTTCTTTATCTCAACTCTCTTTAAATAATCAATTAACGGTTTGAGTGTGATCTTCTTACCGCCGACTATCTCGAATATCTTTTCAGTATTTTCTTTGCCTATTGCTTCAAGGATTCCGATATGGTCCTCTGTTACATTTGAACCGTTAGGAAAGCTTTTAAGTATTTCTATTCTCGATTTCGCCATTCAACAACTCTTTTTGATATGATAATATACTTTTTGTTAACACTGCTTTGTCAAGTAATGAATCTTTAACTTGAATATTGTTTGTTTCGTGTATGTACCCCAACATTGCAATCGAATCGTCGATATGCTCAAGTGCCTTTTCTATATTTGCTTTCTTTTCTTTAATTGTCTCATCATCTAACTCCATTATTATTTTAATGGAATCTATTGCCTTTATAAAATCATCTGAGTTTTCGCGCTCCTGTAAAACCATATTATCCTCAGAAGCAAAAGATTTTATCATTAAATCCTTTGTTCTTTCGTCCTTTTTTTTCTTCTTTAATGGAAGTATCATTGTTTTTTATTTTATTCTTTTTAATCTCTGCAACTTATAATATCGGGTCCCTATAAATTGATACAGGTTTATTTTTTTCTTCATCCCATCCGGCTTCAATTATAGGTAATGATTTTTCAATCTCTTGAAAGTTCGGCTGTCTGATGATATCTTCCTGCCTGTCTAAAAGCAAACAAAACACATATAAGTTATCCTTAAATGATTTTAAAATTTTATCATAATCATTATTTAAACTGCCGCTTAAATGTATTATCCGGGATAAATTTTCCAATCCTTCTCTCCTGTAACTGTCAGCATTTTCCCATACTTCTCTGGGGCTCAAACCTTTTATTAAATCGACAGTCCTTTCCTCTGAATTCCTGATAAGTTTCATTTTTTTGTATTTTTCGGAAAGATAATAATAAGGCTGTGTTATAGATTTTATAAATGCCCTGACTGCTCCCATTTTATCTTTTGACAATCCTATTTTCCCTTCGTTTTCTAATTGTTTTAAATGCTTTTTTATCTCAATATCTGTATATCTGTTCGGTTTTATTCCTAATTTGGTTGCTATCTGCTCGGTGTTGTATGAACTGTTTCTTATCGAGTCAAGATTTTTATAAATATTTTCCTTTGTTATTGTGCTTAAAGGATGCACTTCATCATAATTTCTTGTTTTTTTGTCCAGTTCGTTTAATTTCGATGTGGAATGAAATCCCATTAAATCAAAATCGGGTTTGGATAATTCTTTTAATTTATAATTTAATTCACTCAATTCTTTTTCATGGGGTTCCGCTAATTTCGCTCTTTCCTCTTCTACTTTCGCTCTTGCTTCATCTCTCATACCTCTTGCTTTTTTGTCCTGGCTGATATTTATATGAGCTATATTTTGGATTATCTCTTCTTTTCTGTTGTTTATCTTTTCGATTTTTTCCTTATTTTCTTTCGGTAAATAACTTTTGAAGTTAGGGTTTTTTTCAACGTTTCCTTTGAAGTCCTCAAAGTCGTGGTTTTCCTTGGCTAAGTTCTGCAGTTCAGGATGTTGCTGCAGTAATTCAGGATCTTTGTTCTCAATCTTATCGTGATAGTCGGGATTTGCAGACGGGTGTAAAAGATTAAACACTTTATCTTTCTTTTGATTGATTAAATTTTCATAATCTTTCTTTTTATCATTATATTCCTTAACGTTTTTTGCATACTCGCTGTTAGGGTCAAATTCATTGCCTAAGTTTTTTAAGTTGTCGATATCTTCCGATTTGTAATTTCCCTCGTTATCCAATAGGTTCATTATGCTGCTTTGCTCTGCAAGTTTTTTCTTTGACTTTTGCCCTCTCTCATATTCCCCGGGTATGGGTTTTTTGCCATTAATATAATTGTGAATCTTTTGCATATCGTCTTTATTGTATCCTAAACTTTTCAATTTCTTGATAAGAGGCGTTTCTCCCATTTCGTCTATGTCAAAATCAGACGTGAGCATATCCATATCATCTTTTTTCTTACCTCTTAATAAATCCTTAAACTTTTCAGAGTGTATGTCGAAATCCGGAGTCGCGTGTTTTATATTTTCGATATCTGCTTTCTTTATGGCTCTTTTCCTACCATCGTCACCTTTTGCAAATACAAAATCATCTTTTACATCATTAATAGTGTGGTTTTGACCTGCGTAATTGAATTTATCACCTTTCTTGTAATCTGAATAAGAAACAGCATTGTTTTCTAATTCCGGATTGATTTTAGGATTAGCTTTGGAAGTCTGATATTCTTTGGAGAAAGGCTGTTTTTTATTCCGTCCGCCTGTTTCTTCTTTTAAAGCATCAAACATCTCATTACTTATTTTTTTATCGGCTAATCTTTTCAAAAGTACTGTGTTTCTCTTTGCCTTTTCTCTGTCAAATTCACCGCTTTCATTAATTGTTTCCCGGTTGCTCATGGTCGGGAATTTAAACCATCTTTTTAAATTATCGGAATCCCATATTTCATCATTCTTGGAATCTTTGCCTTTATACATCGTCCAGTCTCTCTTCTTGTTTATTTTCTCATTGTCTTGATTGATATGGTCCGTTTTGAATGTTTTTAAATATTTTTTTAATCCCGGGGATATCTCACCGCTCTTTACGGCATTTGCAAATTTTTCTCCTGTTCCGAATTTGTCAATTTCTTTTTTATGCTCTTCCGGTAAATCCTGAACTTGTCCGTATTCCGGATTATCTGTAAATCTCTCGTGGTCCATTAATGTAGCTCTCTGGTCGGGCATCACCGGTTTTGTATCGTGGTTCCTCCACCTGCCTACTGTATTATTAAAATGTTCTCTAATCTCATCATCGTTATTGTTGTGTAACTTTTTAACTTCATCAGCTAAAGCTTTATGTTCCGGTTTGGGATTATTTAAAAAGTTTGTGTGAGTGTTGTATTCGTTAAGTTTCTTTCCTAAACTCCCCCCTTCAAATAAATCTGTTCCTTCTTCGTGCCATTTTCCGTCTTTTATATTTATTTTTACCGGGTTGAATTTCTTAGAAACTTCTTCTTCACCTGATAATCCGTTAACATAATTGTTTAAAGTTTCTGCCTTTTCTTTATCTTCCGGAGTATGAGTACCGGCTTTTAATCTCGGCAGTAGTTGCTTTGTATATTCTTCCTTTATACTCGGGTGTAATTTATCAAATCTCTCGAATGCGTTTAACTGTGTCCCCTTAGGCTCTCCTTGGCTGCCTACTGCAACTGTTTTCACCGGCTTTATTATATCTTTTAATTTCGGTGTTTCTTCTTTCCCAAATAAACTTAGTTGATTAGGATTCGGTTTTATCGCTTTCATCAACCTTAGTCCTAAATGCTCTATTAAAGCTTTCGGTTCAATCTTACCGCCAAAATAATCATTAAATTTACTTAAGTGACTCTCTTCTGTTGCCGATAAAGGGAAATTATTTTCTTTTTTGTGATTAATCCTTCTGAAGTATTCCCTTTCATCACTTCCTAAATCGTTTAATTTATTATTCCTTTTAAGACTTTCTAATAAATGGTCCGATATCTTATTTACATCTTTTATACCGATGGTCTTTTTTTCCTTGTGTTCAACTTTTGCAGGATCAAGTATTGTGATTTTATTTTCTGATTCCGGTTTATCTTCTCCGAATATATTCCGGGTGTTCTGATAATCTTTTTTTGGAATACTTAAAATTTTTCCTTTTTCTGATACGTTTACCCTTCCCCTCTTTAAATGGTCCGGAATATTTATTTTTGATACTTCTGAAAACTCGGGTAATTTAAATTTTGTTTCAAGCTCTTCCCTGGAAATTTTTCCATCTAAGAAATTGTTGACATGGCTCATCTTTTCATAATCTTTATCATCAGCCATGCCGCTTAGATGTTTCGAATATAAATTTTTATACTCGTTTTTTATAGTCGGGTGCAGGTTATTGAATATTTCCTGCTTCTCTATTGATTTAAATAATGATTCCATTAATTAAATAATTTCACTTTCCTTCTGTAATTCTTCAAAAATTTCCGCTATCGATTTATACTTGAATTTCCGTGCATTTACAGCGAATTGAGCTTCGCTTATTGTAGATTCATCAAAACCTTCCTTGTGGGATAAAACATGATCTGCAAATGCCTGCACTTCCATTTTATGCTCTTTTGCTTTTTTAGTCAGTAATCCCGGGTGTTTTATTTCTATTGATTTGAATAATTCATCGAATAAATTTTCACATGGATTCTCCGCCGGCTTTAAATCTGTAAATTTCCTTTTGGGAAACAAAATAAAAGATTTTTTAACCACTTCTTTTTTTTTAATAATTAATGTTTTCATTCTGTTTGTATTTAATGATTTTTCAAATTTGCTGTTTTCACCGGCTTGCTGTAAATGACTATTAAGTAAATTTTCCATCCGTGTATGTGATATCTCACCTTTAGAATATTTCCCCAGATGATGTAGTAATTTTTGTTCCTCTTCTGTTGACGTTCTGTTATCGTGTTTTTTATAATAATTTTTATAAATCGCTTTAGGGTCAGCCATTTCTTTTATTTCCTTGAACCCTATTCCGTTTATGTTCTTTGTCCCTATTGCAAATCTTTTATCGATACTCGGATCTATCTTTTTATGCAGTTCGTCGATGTTTTGATTGAAATTGTCCGGGTGTAATATCTCTATCTTTTCAGGCTTCACACCAAATAATCCTGTCTGCGATTCGTCAAAGGATTTATCTATGTCTAAAGTTGTAATTATATGCAGATGTTCTTTTTCTTTTTCATCTGGCTGTAAATCAAGCATCCTCAGTGTTACATTTGGATTGGAATGAAGATTATTTAATATATCCTCCGGTAAACCTTTTTTTACGTCTATCCAGTCCCATTTACTTACTTCTTCATCAGGGTCTTTGGCGCTCGAGGTCCTGTTGAACCTGTCATTTAAAAGGAATGCGTGAATCATCAACTGCTCACCTTCCTTGTTTGTTATTCTCTCGTGACCCAAATATGTTAATTCATTCTTATCCGCTTTAATACCTGATTCTTCATGTAATTCCCGCAAAGCACATTCTACAGGGTTTTCGCCTTGCTTCCCGTGGCCCCCCGGTAATACCCATTTCCCGTTATCTTTTCTCTTTCCCATTAATATAAAACCATCATGCATTACAGCAACACTGCTTACCATGGAATCACTGTCTTTTTCTGATATTGATTTTGAAACTCCTATATATTTTATTGATTTGAATACGGCATCTAATGGGTTTTTAACTGCTTTGTCCGCTCCCTTAAATCCATAAGCTGTGTTGTAATCGTCCCAAAGTTTCTTATGATATTTTTCTTCATTTTCAGATGGTTTTAAGAAACCGGTGTCCCCTTTATTCTTATTTTTGAAATCAACATATCCATGTAAAGCATCTATAAAGTCTAACTTATCTTTAGGCTCTTTTATTCTGCCGTAAACTGTGTGTGGTTTATAATAACTGCTCTCTGAAACATTAAGCTGTGGAGCATATTTCTCTGTTAATGATTGAAGTGTTTTTCTGTATTTCGTCTCCGGTTGAACACTTTTTCCCATCGGCAGCAAGCTTTTAAAGAAAGTTTTAAGCTTTGATTCTTTCTTTAAATATTCACTTGGATTATAATTCTTTGGTAATGGTCTTTCTGTTGTGGGCTTTGTCCTGATATCGTGATAAAACTTGTTTACATTATGCCACTCATCCATGAAATGACGCGGGTTATTCTGTCCTTTAACTTTTTGTACTTCGTTATATAAATCCTTGTTTTGTTTGAAATCCTCTTCAATTCCTGCTCCGTGGTATCCTGTGAAAAACTTCCAATCGTCAAACTTCGGCTTTATAGCTTCCTTCGCTAATAAGGGATATTTTTTTTCAAGTGCATATCCCGGATGCGTTTTTTCGAATATACTCGGCTGTTCATATGCTTTTATCAATAATAGTTTCATTTATACTAATAATGTTATAAAATTATTTTCAATTGGATCATAAAATGATTTTTTTACCTGGTTTTTCTTAAAGTCGTAAAAGTCTGCGTATCTTTTAAAGAAATTGTTCTTGAATTTTTTAATGTCTTTTTCTTCATCTGTTATAGTTCCTGCATATAATGAATCTCCTGCGTTCTTTAAATTGTCAACTGACTCTTGATACTTTTTGAATGCTTCCTTCTGCTCATCTGCCGGTAAGTCCATTATGAACTTTATTCCTTTGACAGGTGTGCTCTCTTCATATAGTTTATCCTGACCCTTTAATTCTTTTTTTCCTGAATTTTTGTCTTTGATTACTTGCTCTATATCCGGCTTTAAATCGTAATAAGGATTGTTCGTTTTTAAGTCTATTAAATCCTTAATATGATTGTTCTTGAACTCCAGTATTTGTCGTTTTTCTTTTTCCGGTAATTTATCTATTAAATCCTCAGTCCCTTTACTGAAATATCCACCCTTGAATATTTCATTTATTTTTTCCTTGCCTTCAGGTGTAAGTCCTTCTTTGTCGTTATAGTAATTCATCTTCTCATCATCGGATACTACTCCCATTTTATTGAGTTCGTCTATCATCTTAATCGCATTCTTCGGCTCGTTCAAGTGCCTGTTAATTGTAGTTCCTTTCGGAATCATATTAAATAATTTACTCCTGTTTTCTTCCGTTAATGAGGATTGCAGCATCTTATTTTGTGCTTCTTTCGATAAAGTTTTTGTAACATCTTTATCCATAGCAGCTGTAAGTTTTGTATAATCTTCATTGTGCTTGCCAAAATTGTAAGGCGTTCCGTCTTTATGTATTGCCATTCTTACAAGGTCCGGATTTCCTGCGCCGTCAATTTCTTTATGTAAATTATTTTTTTGTTCCTCTGATAATTTATCAAAATTTGGCATCTGAGGTAATATGGTTTCCTTAAGATATTTTTTATTATCTGCTATTTGCTCCGGTGATAATAATTTCTTACTGTTATCCCTGTTCCTGCCTGCCATTAAATCCCCTTTTTCACCTACTACTGAAGTGTTTGTCATTGCCTGCGGTGAAGTGTTTATCGCTTCTTCTTTCTTGAATTTATCTGCTACATCTAATGTGAATTTTCTGTTTGCTTCCCCTTCCGTACCAAGATCGTGATAGTTCTTTATCTGAGTATCTTTTCCTTCTAAAGAAGTTTGTGGAAATTGTTCGTTTTTTATAAATGGTATTTTTTCCGCTTTGTCTGCTCTTTTAAAGTGTGCTTCTGTTGGATTGTGTGAATTTATTGTGTCTCCCTTTGATAAGTCTATCAGGTGCCATTCTGCGTCTGTATTATCAAAGTCCTTATTTTTCATCGATAATTTTGTCTTGCCAAGGTCTATACCTAATTTCCCGTTTATCGATCTTTCTTTAAGAGGAGATATTTTGTTGTATACATCTTTTATGTAATCCGTTACCGGTTTTTGTTCCTGTTTCTTATTTTCTTCAACTGCCTTTGTTTGTTCTTGTTTTAAGTTTTTTCTTGTTTCTGTTGCTTCTTTCAAATTCTGTTCAGCTTGCTTTTTGTCACTCTCTTCTTTTTCTCTCACTTTGATTCTATCGGCTACTTTTTCGTGCCATTTATTTTTATCATCACTTAATATTTTATCCAGTTCACCACTTCCGTTCTTTTCATAATTATGGTTTACAGGTTTATAATCCGGTGGTTCCGTTAAACCGGTTCCTCTGTTGATTTTGTTTACATTCTCCCCGTATTTATTAACGGCGTCGTGAATATCTTTTCCTATATCGTTTTCGTGCTTATAAAGTGATTCCTCATTGTAATCTTTGTTTATATCCGGGACATTGTGTTTTTGATGGAGCTCTGCAAGCTTATCTACTAATTTTTCTTTTTCTTTCCCTAATTTTGAGACATCCGGCTGGTAATTTTGAGATTGTGAGTTTTTGAAATCATTTATGTTTACGATCTTTAATCCTTTTATTTTACCGTTAGGTGATTTTTCTACTCCAAATTCTGTCATCGGAGCTATATGCAGCTCACCGTTTTTTAAATCAACATCTACTACTTTAAATTTCTTTCCAGCAGCTGTTTGTCTTTTGGCAAAATCTTCTTCTCCTTCACCTTCTTTTTTCTTTAATGATTTATTTGGGAATGTGAATTCAGGATTAGTTATTTTTTTCTTGATCTGATTTGTCTCAGGGTCATACTCGGATTCTATACCTACATCTCCAACTCCTAATTTATGATTGTATTTATTTTCTCCTATTTTCTCCCTGTTGTGTTCACCCGGGACCAGATTATTTAACTTATCAAGATGATTTTTCATGTCGACACTTTGTGTTTCAGGAGATTCTGTTTGTGCTAATCTCCTCTTAAGCTCATCAATTTCCATTGTAGGCTGCTCTTCACTGCTTGTTTCAATTGAAGGCTTGGAATTCCTTTTTAAGTTTTCCGATATCTTCTCGTGACCCTTTTCTCCTGTAAACTTATAATCATCATGCTTTACTAAAAATGGTTCATCGGATTTATTTACCTGGACGATCGCTCCTTCCGGATGCTCCGCTAATACTTCTCTGTACTTTTTTGCACCCAGATGATTGAATTCAATTACATCGCCTTTCTCAGCAACTTTATTTCTGTTATATTCATTGTGCTTGAAAGGTTTGTCATAATCTGCAGCGTCTGTATAATATAATTTGTTGTCTCCTTGTCTTGCCGTTATATGACCCTGGGAATCTGCATAAGTAACGTCATGCTTCTTCCCGTCTTTCATAATTACATCACCTTTTTTTAACTCGTGATGATATTTTTTTGTGCCGTTATCTAATGTTACTTTCTCCGATTTCGCAAAGTCAATTCCTTTTTGCTTTACGTTTGCTCTGTTCACTGAAAATAAATTCCCGGTCTTATCTTTCACTAACATTTTATTGTAGTCCTGTAATCCGTTTTCCGCAGGTAGTGGGTTTATATGTGAATGGACCGTATATTCTTTTCCCTGGTGCTCAACTTTTTCACCCGGCAGGAAAATCTTACCCTTGAGAGCAGGGTGGTCAATCGTGGGATTCCCGCTTTCATCAAGAGGTGTAGTGCTGGTTGTAAAACTATTGCCTTTCTTGTAATGATAATTGTACCTGTCTGTTTCAGATTTCGAATTATTATTTAAAGAAATATGACTAAGGATATTAGAGGAAGAAGGTGTTTCTTTTGATTTATCGAGCCTTGCTACTTTCCCTGTGTCGAGGTCCATAACTGCCGGATTCAACGGTTTATTTATAGTTTCTGTACCGGAACTCTTTAATCCTGTTACTAAATTCTTTAATTTCGAACCGAAAGATTGTTTGACTTCCGGAACTTTTTCGATTGATGGTGTCTGGGGAACTTGCTTAAACGAACTTTCAGGCTGCTCGGTAAAGCCGGTCTTTGGAATTTTACCTTTCATAGCATCTAACTCGTAATCAAATCCTTTATTTATCCGGGAAATAAAAGATTTATATATAAACGTATGGTTTTTTCTTTCTTCTTCATTTACTGTTTCTTTTATATCTCGTGCTATTGCAAGAGATTTTAATAAAACATCTAATCTTACAGGATGTAAATCTTTTCTGTGTAATACTTTGTTTCGAACACCACCTGTATTTACAACTGCGAAACGCTCGGAATAATCGACTAAAATCCCGGTACAATTATTTATTTCAACAGGAATGCCCTTTTTCAACCAATTGTTTTCTAAATAGAAATATCTGTCTTTGATTTCCGTAACTTCGTATCCTCCTAATAGTATCTCTTGGTATCCGTCCTTTGGCGTTGAAAATAATTCCACACCTTTTTTAAGGTCCTCTGTGTAGTAATATTTATTTTCAGTCTCTATTATCTTCATTTTCATTAAATTTGTACCTGCCACTGCTCCTGCAACTTCTTCCTCATCTCAAGTGCCCATAATGTCCAATTATCGTGACACCCCTGGCAGCATAATATTCCGTTCTCGATGCTTTGAATTTTCTCATTCCCATACTTTTTCCTGTTTGGTTTTGTGTTTGCAACTAAGTGATGTATCGATAATCCATTTTTCTCTCTGCAATTAGCGCATTTTCTTCTGTAAAATATCCATATTTCTTTTCTTCTCTCTTCATCAAATGTTTCACTTTTCTTTTTTTGTTTACTTTTTTTCACCTTCCTTCTCCTGCTATTTCCTCACTGCCACTGCTACTTCTTCTATAATCCACTAAATTTGTTTATCTTACTTCTCAAATACTTAATTCTATTTTTTAACGTTCGATATGTAAACCAACCCCTGTAATTATCGATTATATAATTTATTTCCTTTATCCTGAATTGTAACTCGATAATACTTTCAACTCTTTTTTTTATTTTTGGTCTTTTATCCATTAATTTTTAATTTCTTCCGGCTGCCCATATTTTTGAACTATGTTTTTATCATTATCGCTTAAGTTTCCTTGGCTCGGAGGTTGATTCTGCCCCGGGGGTTGATTCTGCCCTGCTGGTTGATTCTGTTGCTCAGCAGCTGCTTTTTGCTCTTTCTCAGCTGTTAAAGCCGCTAATTTTGATTTTAAGAATTCACCGATTATTGAAGAATCAGCGCCTTTTATATCGTAAATATTAATACCGCCTACCATTAAGACTTGCGGTTCGTCGCCATCTTCAACTATTAAATCGTTATATGATTTGGTTGTTGCAAGTTCTTGCTTTCTTACTTCAATCTTTACTCTCTGATCCTCAACTTCTATTCCACGGAATCTGCAAATTATATTCATCCCGGTCATTTCTTTTAAAACATTCGATTGATTTATTATATCCGATATGTATCTTAAGAATGTGTTTAATCCTTTATCCTTGGATATCTGCAATATTCCGTCGGGTGCCTGGTCGAAAAGCTTCTTTCCTGTCATAGCGCTTTCGTGCGAACTCATAGATACTTCTTCAGGATTTGTACCGCTCAGCTGGCAAAGGACTGTAAATAAGAGTACCATCCATAAATGGAATTCCATTTCTCTTGAATTCGCATTGAAAGGTATAAACTTTGCATCTCCTTTATCATTCAATCCGATGATGGGAAGCCGGAATCTGTTCTGTGCTCCTGATAAATAAGAGTATAATATCTTTTTAAACTGCTCGATAACTATTCGGTTGGTATTTCCACCTTGGAAGGCAAGCATACCTTGCGGCGTTCGATTGTTATTGAAGTTACTGCTGTTGTAAGATATGCTGTTCATTATATTAAGGATCATCCGTATTCCCTGCTCGCAAATACTATATCCCCGGTAAGCATCTCTGAAATCCGAAGCTATAAAGAAGTGACTCTTGATCATATACCTATCTGTAAATCCGGCAAGTCTTACATTATTTTTCTCAAGTACATATCGTATCGCATTGTCTTGGTTCCCGGCAAGTCTGTAATCTGTTGCTCTTTTATAAGCATCCGTTTGTATGTCCCATCTTGGAAATTTCGTCAAACCTTTGGGTAAAACATGATATATTATAGACGGGTCCACTAAATGAAAACCCAATGGTTTACCGCCTTTAGTTCTTCGGATTTCCGTCGATATATCATCCATATCAAAAAAATCATTGTATGCAACACCTAACCATTTGGAAAAATTAAATTGATTCCCGTGTTCAAAAGGAGTTACAAAAAAATTCTTTATGAATTTTCTTGAAAATTCCTTTAAATTTTGTTTTTCAAGCGATGATGCTTTATATTCCGGATCCTCAAACTCCAATATTAAACCGGCTCTTTTACCCTGTGCTAATCTGCCAAACTCTGTGAACTGCAAATCCCTTGTATTCTTGATAAGACGTGCAGCTTCTGTTTTTCCTGCATTTCTTAATATCCTGTATCCTAATGGAATTTGAAATCTTGTGTCGAGGAAAGTATATTCACTGTCCGATTGTTCACCCGGGACAAATTCATCTGTGTATAGAATGCTCAATAAGTCCTGATTCAAAGATGCATTTAGATTGTTGCTTTCCTGCATAGTCTTATACCAGGCATTAAAGTCGCCGTCATTTTCCAGTTTATTGAGTAGTTCTTGATTGTTGTTAACAAGTTCCTCCATAAATGGCATAGGATTAACCATAGGGGTATCTTTGGTTGGATTCTCCATTAATTAAGGTTTAGATTTTTTCAAATTCCGCATCTACGGATAACGAAAAATCAGCACTGAAAATAACAAGAAAATGATTTTTTGGTAAAACCATATCTTTTAGAGTTAATGTTTCGTGTGATTCTATAGAATATGCGTAATAAATAGATCCTGTCTTTGCATTTGCGACACTATCCGGAACGGTAGAATAAAATCCTATAGTCACTTCTGCTTTGGCTGCAGTAGAGTTACAAACCACAATATTGGTTAATTTCAAATCTGCGCCTTTGTTATTGTAGCAGGTTGTTATTGCAGAACTAATCCCATGAAATAATTTTTTTACGTTCATTTTAATTTTCCTTATTTTATTTGATATACCATTGAAAATTTTTGTAAATAAAAGTTTTTGATTGCCATTGAGTATTCCACTTCTCCTCAGATGCTCCGTCTATTAATAATCCGCCTTTTGCTTTTACAACTACGTATGTTGCATTTGCATCGATTTTTTTCACCGTACATTCAAACCCATTTGTTATCCCTATGTTAGCTAAATAAACAGTATCATTATTCGAGGCATCACAATTTACAAGCATTGTGTTTCTGCCCGAATATATTGTATCGCTTTTATTAGCACCTATTGAATCAATTGCAAGTATCAATGAGGCACCCCTTAATAAGAACCTTAAGCTGTCAGATTTTGCCATATAGTTAAGAGAATCAGCATTTTTCAAGAACTTTGTACTATCTGCCTTAGCCATATAATTAAGAGAATCAGCATTTTTTAAGAATCTTACACTATCTGCCTTAGCCATATAATTAAGAGAATCAGCATTTTTTAAGAATCTTACACTATCTGCCTTAGCCATATAATTGAGAGAATCAGCATTTTTTAAGAATCTTACACTATCTGCCTTAGCCATATAATTGAGAGAATCAGCATTTTTTAAGAATCTTGTACTGTCTGATTTTGGCATTTTAGTATCCATATCACCCGGAGTTGATAAATCCGAATACCACTTACCATTAACATAAAAAGAATCAAGAGCAATTATTCTTTTTGCTTTATATTCTCTTACCTGCGAAAATAGAGGGACCGAAACCAGTAACAATAAAAATAAAAATATGAACTTTTTCATTATAGATTTTTTATTTATAAGTTATTAAAATTTAATTTGTAATTTCATCTTCAGTTATCTTTCTTAATTCTTCATCTTCTGCCCTTCTTCTTCCCCACTCTTTCTCGAAAGATGCATTTAATGCTTTACCAAATTCAGCATAATCACCTTCCATTGTTCTAAATGCGACGATTAAAACATCGAATTTTGTTTGATATAATTTATTTTTAGCTATAACTCTTGCTGTAAACTTCTCATCTTTTCTTATTTTCCGTATTAAAAGAAAAGTAAACATGGAAAAAATAAAAGATATAAAACCTCCTACTGCGTATAATACAACTATACCTATGGATAATGTTGATTCAGAATCTGGCATGTAATAATCTGTTTATATGATGTCTTAAAATAATTGAAATAATTACAAAGATAGTTAAAGTATTAGGTGCTACTCCGGAAGAAATATTTTTGATATACCAAAATAAAATAGATACATTCAAAAAATGACCTATTAAACCTATAATGGATAAAAACATTAAACTGTATATTAAAACTCTGGCTAAAACATATTTATCATCTCTGCGAAAAGCTATTAAAAAACTAACAGTTATCAAAATTAGAAATCCTAAGGTTGTCCCGAAAGAACTTGGTGTTTTACCGTCCCATACTACAGTCGCTTCTGAATTATCTATTATTGAAACTATCCGTAAAAAATAAGAACTAACTATTAAGAATAATACCATAGTATTCAATCCTGTCACTATTGCTAACTTCCAAGTAGGTAATTCAATATTATCATCTATGATTAATATCCAGGTTATCCCGAATAAAATCAAAGATACAGAAGTATTAAATTTCATTGAAACTTCTGTTATATGAAATGTCGTATAAAAATCATAACCCAATAACCAAGAAACTGTTACTATTAAACCAAAAATAATAAGTAACATTCCTATTCCATATTTTATAAATTTAATCATAGTAAAAATATATTAATTAATGAAATAATTACCATTGTGCAAAAGATGCTCCCAATATAAAAAGAAATGTTGAAATTATAAAAAATATTGCAAACGCTATGCCTATTTTTATTTTTTCCATAATTTTATGCTGTTGCCTTATTTTATATTAAAATTTATACCAGTTGCCGTTTCTGTAGATGTAATTATTGCTTTGATATTGTGTGTTGAAAATATCATTGGTTACTCCGTCAATCGTTCCTTTTACTACCACATAATTTACACTCGCATCAATTTTCTTAACAATTATTATTGCTCCATTAACCGAAGGAGTATGGAGTATTATTGTATCATTCGCATTAGCAGCGTTAACCAATATCATATAACTATCCGCGGTTGTTGTAGTGTTTACTGCAACACTATCTATTGCCAATGTCAATCCTGTTGTTATAATATTTGATGAAAAAGTATTTAATCCTGTCCAAATATTATTAAGAAGCAAGAGATTTCTCCCGAGGGGAGAAAGGACGCCGGAATTTCTTTCGATCCGGATAACTGCCTTTCTCCCTCCTTTTAGAGAGTTTTTAAGTCTTGCAATATATTTTGTTGTTCCAACATTCAGAATGGAATAACTCTTTGAGGAGCTTGTGAGTGAACCAGCGGATAGAACAAACATATTATAGATTTGTCTATCTCCTTGCTCCACTCCAAATAGAAGTATTTCCCTGTATGGATTCGAGAGAACTGCAACTACCTCTATACTGTCATTAGTCCCGGTCAATGCTGTAATTGTAAGTACGAAATTATCGCTTACATTTACGCTTGTCAGGTTGACTGAGGTATGGACCGAATCCAATATTATTTCTTGTTGGGGATAGCAAAATGTTGCTACACTTAAAAACAAAATTAAGAGTAAAGTTCTCATTAATTTATTTTTATATTTCGGAAAAAACATAGTCTTTTTCATTAATAAATTTTTAATTATTCATAATTTCTTCACAGAACTCAATTGTCAGGTCAATTATTTTTTGTTTATTCTCAGGATTGCAAAGCCATATTACTGAGTCAAGATTATCTTGAAATCTGAATTCAATAAGAATTGCCGGAGGTTTGCAAAGCAGGACTGCAAAATCGCTTTCGTAGTCGATATCACCATCACTATAATCACCCTTAACGGGACAATCGGGTAACTCTTCTTCATACTTTTCCATATAATTAGTAGCATAAGCATCTGCTCTTGTTTTACCTCTTGTCGTCCATATAGTTACAAAATCTGCTGAATGAAACTTGTCATCTTTATTTGCTGCGTTCGTATGGAATGACATAAGTAATGCGTCATCGTAAGATTTCGCAATCTGATTAGCAACCCTCACCCTCACAGATAATCCGGGCTCGGTTTCTCCTGTAACCGTAAGACCTACAGGAATATTCCTTGCCTTCAGTCCCTGATATACACCTGCTACTATCTGATCAGACCATGCATATTCCCGGAATCGGTTATCAATGATTTCCGGTTGATCTAAAAACGGAAAGTCATCGGGTAGTACCGGACTTCTTTTTCCCGTAACATTTTCGCCGTGTGCCCTGTCAAGAATAAATACAAAGTCTTTCATTTTATATTATAGTTAAGTATTGTTGATAAAAATTTTCTACTTCTGCTGTTCTGTCTTCTGGATCTAAAACAAATTTACCGTTTTCTTCGATTGGTTCTTTCTTTATAATACAATCCATTGCTGATTGATTGTTCACCCAATGAATGAATGTTTTTATTTCTTCTAATGTGTTAAATTCCATTTTAATTTTCCTTTATTTTATTTGATATACCATTGAAAATTTTTGTAAATAAAAGTTCTTGATTGCCATTGATTATTCCACTTATCATCAGATGCTCCGTCTATTGTTAATCCGCCTTTTGCTTTTACAACTACGTATGTTGCATTTGCATCAATTTTTTTCACTGTACATTCAAAACCGTTTGTTATTCCTATATTAGCTAAATAAACAGTATCATTATTTGAGGCGTCACAATTCACAAGCATTGTGTTTCTGCCTGCATATATTGTATCTGATGTTGAAGCACCTATTGAATCTATACCAAGTGTTAAAGATGCAGTGAAAATATTTCTCCAAAATAAAGCAGATGTTCCTAAATCATAAATTTTATTTAGAATAGGATTTACCAATGATAAATTAAATCTGGACACTCCGCTTATACTTGAATCAGTTCCGTTCAAATATATACTGCCTACGTTAAGCCTACTCAACCCGCTTATACTTGAATCAATTCCGTTAAGATATATACTGCCTGCTTTAAAACTTCCTGCTGAATCTATATAATTCATTACAACCGTATCAATAATAACTTTGTTGAATGTATTTATACCTAACCAAACATTGCCTCCACGAAGGTCTGGTAAAACAGTAAACCAAATTCCGCCAACTTGAACTGAATCCCCTACAATTAAAACCTGTATTGTTTGTTTTCTTATCTGTGCATTTAAACTTAAAGAAATCAATAAAAATATAATTAAAAATAATTTTTTCATATTCGCTATATTAAAGTTATTGTTTTTCCTGTTACTGATGTTCCGCTGCAGCTTAATTTTAATAAATCCCCTGCTTTGATTGTAAAGGGTAAAGTAGGTTGAGTAAAAGTAGCGCCTTCATCTTCACTTAAATAAATAACAACTGTGCCTTGCCCAAATTCAAGCATCTCTTTTATTAATCTTTCGTTTGGTGCGATATAATATTTATCTTGGTCTCCCTCAAACATCATATAAAACAAAGGTTCTGCTTTATCTACTACTCCATTTACCGCATATGTACCATTTCCTGTAAAATGTATAGTTGAAATAGGTTTCGCATCAAAAGTATTTAATCCTTTCAAATTGATTGTTGCTGGTAATTGAGTAAATCCTGATAAGGCATAATTACACCCCATTATCACAGGAGTAAATCCTGTTAATCTATTGGTTTTATCCCATGCTTCTAAATCACAATTCTCCAATGTTAAATATTGAGTATTCCAAAAAACTTCACCTTCTGCCCAGTCCGACCTCATCATCAATACATTGCCTTGCCTTGATTTTAATGCAGTGTTCTTTATATATACTTTATTTGGGTAATAAGTATTCATCTGAACAGCACACCAATTATATTTGTTTTCTGCAATATCAACTTCCAAAAATAAATCACAACCACCTACTGACACAGGACATTCTCCATCAACTTCTATTTTTCTTCCTTTATAAATAATATATCCCATATCAGAACCTAACCCCGTAGCTCCATTATATCTTCCTCTATTAAAAATCATCTCATCAACTTCAAAAATTGACGTTGTACCAGTGTTTGCTTGATTAGATATTTGAGCAATAATACCTACTCTATAATCGTCGTTGTTAGCAGTTGAAATCAATCTTCTCACCTTAAAATGCATAATATTATCTCTATGACTTATACAATGTCCTACATTATTAACAATTATTTCATCTCCTTCATAAGTCCCATGACATCTTGTAATTAAACCTGTTGAGCCTGTGTCCGGTAATCCTTTAGTTCCCGTTTCAATACTTCTTACCTTCCCTTCAAATCTCCCGTATAAACTCCATAACAATATTCCGCAATTTCTTCTACTCAATACTTTGTTACAGTTTAATTTAAGATTTGCGCAAACTACATATAACGCTGGGTCTCCGTTATTGGGGGTATTATTTGGACCTAATTGGTCTATACTATCAAATTCAAGTTCTATATTTGGTCCTCCATATATAGGTATCCATTGCCTGCCATCAAATCTTTTCATTAGATAATATCCATAAGTAAATAAATTATCTCCTACCTTATAAATGTATACATTAGAATAAGCAGTAGTTACACTTATTCCTTTGTTAACACATTCCCAATGTTGTTCAGTTGTATTGGTATTTGCACTTTGTAACCTAAACACACCATATTTACTTATGCTTAAAAATACATCTTCATAATTATTATCGTTGTAAGTTTCAGCATTAGAAATTGCAACTAAACTACTACAAGTTAAAGAAGTTAATGATATCTCAAACGGAATTTCTTCCCATACTGTTGATACCTCTAATACCCATCTATAAACTTTATGTTCTGTTGAATTAAAAATATAAACCGTATTTTTAGGTGGGTCAGAAACAAATAACTTTGTACTTACTGTTAAATGAGATATTGTATCCCCCTCAATCCCGCTATCCATAAGAGTCCATGTAGTAACACTTCCTCCACTGCTTTCAACTCCTCTATATATTTTCCCATCTGCTAAAGCAATTACATCTACTCCCACAGTAAATAATTTTGACACAACTGTAAAAGCACCATCACTTTCAAAAGGTTCGGTATATCCTCCTCTTGTTACATATAAACCATTATTTGTTCCTATATATACATTTTGATTTGCCGAGGTATAAGCCCCACAATTTAAACTAGCTGAAGGAAGACCAACAGAATTTTCAATCCAAGTTTTTCCGTTATCTTCACTGTAATAAAATTTATAAATGCTGTTATATGATTTATACCCCAATACTAAATTTGAATCATCTTTATAAAAACTTTGCAAGAAATATGGAACAGAGTATTCAGTTGCTCTTGCAAAATTCATTCCATCCTGACTTTCATAATAAGGATGAGGGTCAGTATTAGCGTAGTTAGAACTTGGGAATAAAACTAAACCTCCGTTTAAATCGATGCCTTTGTCATAATATAAATTTGAAAAATCCGAAGTTTTCCCCGTTAAAAATATCCCGCTTGTTGTCCCCGGCTCTGTGTCTGTTATGAACTTTCCATTACCTGTCAGTTTAAAATTTGTTAGATTCGTTCCATATAGAGGTTTAGAATTAGTCAAAGGATGAATAACAACACCATCCTCTAAATGTAAATGAATTCCGTCTCTTACAACTAATGCTTCATTGTAAGTTCCTTTTTTTACGTAGATTATTACATTATCGGGGGCTTTATCTATATAATCCTGAATTGTTTGCCCCGGATATACAACAATATCATTCCTACCGTCACCAAATCTTCTTGTTATCCACCCGGGTCTTGGAGTAATTCCATCATCACATAAATTCATAGTATAATCATACTCTATGTAATCATTAGGATATAATTCTGAATATACTTGATTAGAAATAATATTATTAGAAAGTGCTAAACAAATTATTGGTTCTACCGGTCCTGCACCGTTTCTTTGATAATCTGTGATTCTATAATAGTAACCGGCTGAAAGTGATTCACTATTTATGGCAGTTATTAACTGAGCGTATGTTAAATCGATTAACATAATACATACGTTTTGATTGGACATTTCACCTCCGAATTTAACTGTTATCATTATTTATTCTGTAATTCAGGTCTAATTTGATTTTATTCATATTATTCTCAACACTTCGTCCGCCACGCCTTTTGCAAACACTCTATATGCCTGATATTCTGTGTATTCTGACTGATGCTCAGTATTGCCATCATCCTTATTATATAGGAGTGCGAGTTGTCTTCCTGTGGGATATTTATCAAGCAATATTGCCTCGATAATTTCCGACCTTGTGGGTTGGGTTGATACTTTTACCTGTTCGTATTCAAATCCTTCTTCCGTTACACTTATTCGTTTTTTCGTATATGGAGCAATGTCAAAGTTAATTAACAAGCCGCCTTGTAATTTTTGTAAAGCTTCAGGTCTGGTATTCGATTGTACTTTCATTTTTTATGTGGTTTAATATTTGTAAAATTTCGTCTGTTATGTATTTATTCCATAAAGCATGTCTGATTGGTTTTATCCATCCCCAATAACTTGCTACGCCGTTTAGTATTTGTTCCCTTGTCATATACCGCCAGTTTTTCTTAACAATCAGTATCTTTTGCTTAAATCTTTTTGCGATGTTGCCTCTCAGTAATGTTATCCCTTTGAAGAATCTGTATCCGCAGAAGTCGAGACCTCGCGCCTCTAAGGGGAATATCTGATAATTAGACTTTAATGATAAAATTAATTTACTTTGTAGATAAGTTCTTATTGCTCTTAATAGTCGGTGTAGTTTTTTCTTGAAATTACTTAACACTACTATATCATCGCAGTATCTGAAATAATGCTTTATTTTCTGCGTTCCTTTTACCCAATGGTCAAAATATGCCAGATATAAATTGCCGAAATATTGAGATAGATAATTCCCAATTGGCATTCCTTTTGCGGAGAATACTATTTCGCGGAGTAAAAACAGTGTTTGGCGGCATTTTATTTTTTTCTTTAAAATTTGCATTAAGATAGTATTGTTTATTGACGGGTAATATTTTTTTATGTCCAGTTTCAAACAATATTTTGCTTTACCTGTCCTTACCGCCCTTTGCACTCTCCTTCTCGCATCCGATACGCCTCGACCTTTGATGCTTTGATATGTATCTCGAATTAAAGTTTTCTTCCAAATCGGTTCTAATATCTGCATTATTGCATGGTGTAATATCCTGTCGGGAAAATACGGTAACCTGTAAATCGTTCTTTTTTTCCCTTTATCCATCTTATCAGATATTTTATATTTGCTGTTTTTAAAAGTTTGTGTGATAAGAGTGTTTTGAAGCTGAGTTAAATATTCATCCGGATTTTTATCGATTCTCTTAACTTCAGCGTAATGCGTTTTACCTTTCCTTGCATTTGAATGTGCAAGTCTAAGGTTATTAATGTCGTAAATTTTATGATATAAGTTGCCGTATCGTTTCAAGCCGCTGCTCCTTGCCTGTTTTTCGTTCCAGAATCTTCGCTTTCGCTACCAATACTTTGTGGAACTCTACCCGCTCTTTCGAGCTGGCATAATGTTTTACCAAGAGGTAAGGTTATATAACGCTGTTTGTAACAGGATAGACGACACCCAATATTCTGATTCGCATTACCAGAATCATTATTCAGATTCCAATAGAAAGCACCAGCATTCGTACCATTATTCGCATTACCGCCGATTAACGTGACGTGCCTTGCTGCATTATGTAACCCTCTTACTTTAATCATTTAATTTATTCTATTTATTCAAAAATTTTTTTTAAAAGCAGGCAAGACGACACCCAACATACTGATACGCAGGACCAGAATCATAAGCCAGAATCCAATCGAAAGCACCAGCCTTCGCACCATAATACGCATAACCGCCGAAGCACGCGACGCGCCAACCTTCTGCATCTTCATTGGCTTCATAATAATCACAAAGCCCTACGCTTGAACTCCCGTCGGCACTCGTAGGTAAGAAACCACGCTTATTAGGGAGTATTGTTCTTATGTATCCACCACTACTTCCGAGTGTTCCAAGCAATGTGTAGTTACTGTCTGAATCATCCGTGTATTCGTTCGGTGTGCTATGAACATAAGCAGCGTTTGCATTGATTGATATTCCGTCAACAAATTTCATAATATGTCCCCAGAAGTTTTCAATGCCTCTGTAACTTAAATATTTTGTGCTTTCCGTCGCAGCTGATGTACTTCCTGCATTGTTACCACTCGCATCGCCGATTGCATTTGAATTACCTGATATTGCTATCGGATTGTAGTTGTTGTAAGCCGCCCAATCATTCACGTTAGTAATCGCTACGCCTAAAACCGATTGTGAATTGAAACTTCCGTATTCAATCAAGAATAATAGTTGTATTGCACTTACTGTATCGAAGTCCTGCTGGAACCATCCTGCACCTCTGTTACTTGCAAGTACTCTTGTATTTGCACGTGTAAGATTCGTTATAGGCATCTTATCGTTTACTGAGGAAAGCTTATCGCCTGTTGTTGCTGTGTAGTCTTTTTGTGTACTGATTTCGGTATTAGCTTCCGTCGCATCACTAACATCCTCGGTAACTATTATTTTCGTTGCACTTGAAACCGTTGCCACTGTATAAGTACCGTTTAATGCACTTGTACCCGTGATAACTAATTTATCACCTGCCTCAAGTCCCGCAAATCCGCCTATTAAACTTGTAGTAATTGAATTATCTGTATCTGCAAAAACTACACTATGAGCGGGTAAATACTTTCCGTTTGCATAACGACTTGCAGAAGTGTCGTAAAGCATTCCCTCATAAGCTCCAATGTAGGCAAATGGTTTTTCAGTACCTGCTTTATTAAACATTGGATGTACTTCATACCCTGAAAGAGGTACAGCGGAAATTTGCCACGTATGAATTGTATCTCCCGCAACAACTGCTATTGAATACTTATAGTAGAATTTTGGAATCTCTACCATGACTTGACCATCAGTTCCATCAAGCACAGCACTTGTTACTCCATCTTCTTTTTTTGTTGAATCTGTAGCTGATAGATAATATTCTACAACCCCCGCTGCTTTCATAAGACACCGTCTCATTTGTGAATGGATTGGGAGATTAGCATCACCTGCCGAAACTCCAGTTGCTATTCCTATAAGACTTCCTGTTCTTGCATAAGTATCATCTGTTTCATTCCACGATAAACCTTGCGGTAATAGGTTTTCAAGAGAGGTCCCGATTAAATTCTTCGGTGAGATTTTTTTAAGTTGCCCCGTTGATGCGTCAAGAATCTTAAGTAAGTCGTTATTTACGTCAACAGTAATTAATTCTTGTAATTTTTCTACAGGTGGTTCGTAACTCATTATATTCTCCTTGTTTTAAGATGTTTTTATAAAATTTGAAATTATTAAGATTAATAACCCGATGATTGCTGAGAGTCGGAAAGTTTGATAATTATATTCTTTGAGCATCCAATATCCGGATTGATACCAATGTGTTAACCAGGAAACGCGCCCCCGGTATTTTTTTGCAAATTTAAGTTGTGAGAGCAATACATAGTACCCGTATTCATTAGTTAGGAAATAGTGTGCCAGCAATAAACCGGCTGCTTCCCCTGCGGACCCGAAAAAATAAGAGATTAAAATAAATGTGATTTCTAATAACTTCTGGATTATTCTATAGCGTATCGGCTCATATCCTCCGTAAAAGAATTCCGGCTCCATAAGCCAGAGCCAAAATCCCCTGAACTTCTCATATATTCCCCTCGATAGTTTCCCCCCGAAAATTCCACTCGGATTTTCCACCGCTCCCTTAATACAAATCTCGTTAATGTAACCATAACAAAATGCATCGATGAAAATTAATGCCCCAAGTAAAAAAACATTCAGCAACGTCCCGCTAAAACCAAAAAAGAAATTCATGCCGCTTCCCCCCTTGAAGAACAAAAGACTACCTTGTTACGCATTATCGTGATATCTTCCCGTACAAAAACATTGTCCCCCAACATGATGTATTCGCTCCCCCTCGTCAACTTCCCCTCAATCGTACGAACCCGGGAGCGTGCCTTGCTGCGACTCCGGATTATTCCCCCCAATATCATCCGTTTAATAATATAACTGCTTAAACTTGTTTCATCACATAATTCTGTTATCGATTTGTACCCTGAAGGTTTTTCCATTCACCAGTTGACTTAATTTAATGCGAAATTAATACCTCGTTATCCTTAAAGTCAAGTATCATTTTTAAAACCCTGTTTTTTTCATTGTGAAATTTTTGTCAATCAACTTCTTTTTTAAAAAATGTTTTCCCGCCTTTTTCGTTATTCCCTGTAAAATTTTCAATGTGACCGTTTTGTCATCTTATACTTTTTTCTATATTTTCCTATAAAATTTTTTATAATAATCCAAACAGGCTTTTTTTTCCTATAGATTTCTTAAAAAATTTTGTAACTCTATGTCTTTATTCTCACATATACTCTGCCATTAGGGTGGTCGTGGGTGTCAACTGTTCCCCCTTAGCTCGTGGGCGGGGTGGTGGTGCTTTTTGTGGGTGCTTTGCCTTTCCTGTAATGCGAATTATAGGAAAGTCAATATTGAGGGGTGGGCTTTGTGCGTGGGGTGGCCTGCGTGATGTTGTTTAATCTGCATCTATACGTTATGATTGAACAAATTATTTTTTATCTTTCGGGTTTGGGGTTTGACTTGAGAAATAATAACGGAATTAAAATATAGCTTTAAAAAAGGGGTTTTTAAAAATGGGGGTTTTGTGGTGGGTTTGGTTGGTTGGTTATGCGTTCGGAATTAAAGAATTTTTGAATTGGTTATTTTTTGGGATTGTGTTTTTATATGATGAGTGATTAAAATAAGAAGTTTTATTTATGGTGTGTTTTGTTGTTGTGGTTGGTGTTGTTGTTATGGTGGTTATGTTATGAGTTGTGATATAAAGAGAATGTTTTCAAGTCTCCCCCTTCCCTCTGCTCTTATAGGGTTGGGGGGCTTGTGTCGTGTGCGTGGGTTGTTATTTCTCGAATTTTAAAAGGTTCTTGTTATCTTCAATGAATTTTTTAATCTGTCCGCTTTCGTTTAAAAGTGTTACCCATTGAGAGGGGTATAAACTGACAGGAAAACGGGCGTTTATTCCATATACTGAGATTACTCCGCTCGGCTGAAGTTTTACGGCTTTGATATGGGGGGCGGTTTTTTGTGCCTGCGTTTGAATTGTTTCCTGTTGTTTCTTAATTACTTCTAAAAGTTGTTCAGTTGATAAGGTGCTTAAATCGTTGCTTGGTGCTGTTGTTGCTGTTGGTTCAAAAAAATTAACGGGATTAAATAAATTATTGCCTGCCATTTGTTACTCTCCTTTTTAAGTTTGTTTTTTAAAGTTAATTAAAGATTATGATTCCTGTTATTATTGCTATCAATGAGACTATCCATATAATAACAACATCATAAGATTTTTTAATTTGTTCCATTTGTTAAACTCCTCTTTTGATTTCGGAATACAGTAATATAAATATTCGTGTGTGTTTCTTATCCGCTAATTATTCGGAGATTGGAGTAATAAACGGATTAATTACTTCTATCCAGGAGTTTAATTCGTTTGCATAAGCTCGGTATACTCTTAATCCTAAGTTATTACTTGCACTTAAGAAACTTCCATATAAGCTTGAGGTGTCCAATCTCCTGTAATGGTCGCTTAATATTCCCCTTACCTGTCCGTCAATCTCTCTCACTAATACTCTGTTTCTATCTGAATGGGTTGAATGTTCATTCAAGATGTTAGATAAAAGTTTAATCTGCCATTCTTCCTTACTGTCACTCAAGGATTTAAGGTATCCTGCAAAGTTTGTGTTATTTGCTTTCAGCTTGTCCCCTGCTTGATAGATTGCGTTTGTATGCAAACTTAATTCTTTCGCTTTTAAATCTTCGCTGTCATATCCTACTCTCATCAATACTTGTTTCTTCTCTAAATCCGGTATAAAAGATAATTTCTTGTTACTTCCTAACTCAAGTATATAGTCATTTAATAAACTTCCCTCTTGTTCAATCCTGTTAATAAAGTGCTTGTTCTTTTCCATTTCTTGAGAAAGTTTCCTGTTAAGGATTTCTTCCTCTTTTGTTACTACTTCAATATTACTTTCTGTAAACATTAAACTCTCCTTTTTAAATTTTTTGGAATACTGTAAACTAATAATTCGTTTGTGTTTGGTGTGTCACTATGAATTCGTTTTTTTCGTTTGCTATGAAATAACCTATTAAGATTAACTCGTTATCTTCTGAAATAAGAAAATGGGAGTAATAGGAATTCTTACAAGGAATCTTTTCATCTAAACATTTCAAGTGTAAATAATGCTCTCTATTCTCCTGCAAACTATCTACCATAACAAGATAATTCTTTTGTTTATACTTGTTTGCAAGTTCAACAATCTTATTGCAAATGGTATCTTTACTGAATGTCAATGCTTCTCGTATTATTTCCATTTTACGCAATTCGTATAATTCCTTATCTTCGGGAAATACTATTTTCTTTATCTCTCCTTTTCTGATTAATTGTTTGTAGTCTCTTAAGCAAGGAATACCTGAAAAGAAACAATCGAATCCGTTTAATGAGAATAAGAACATTAACTCTATGTTTTCGGCTTGTGTATGTGGCTTGTTGTCTATTCTTATTGGAATAGTTAATATTTCGTTTGGTTTGTATTCTCCTGTTTGTACTGTGTAGATTACATTTTTTGTTGCTGTGTCCATAAAGATTGAATATTTCATTTTTACTCTCCTTTTTGATTTCTGTAATATAAAAAAAGGTCTGTGCATTTCTACACAAACCTTTCATTTTCAAGGATAGGAGAGTTATTAAGAAACTTTTACTTTTTTCTGTTTCTTATTGGTTTTCACTTTCTTTGTTTTGCTTGTCCTTTTCATCTTACCGCTTGGCGTTACTTCAATATGTTCTTTCTGTTCCTGTTCTTTCTGTTCCTGTTCTTCTTTGGTTACTTCTTCATCCGTGAATTCTGCATATTCTTTCTGTTCCTGTTCTTCTTCATTATGTGGCTCTTCAAATTCTGAATGCAGTTCATCAAGTATATCCGTTTTATTTTCATCCTGTCCGTCCTGTGGTTCTTCGGAGTGGTTTTCCTGTTCATTCTCTTGTTCTTTCTGTCCATTTCCAACATCTACTCTTACCGGCATAATTAAGTATGTTAATATGCTATTGCAGGCAAGGAATGCTTGAGAAGGTGCTGTGAATTCAAAAGTCAACATTTCATCTTTGAAAAGGTTAAGCATTGCAAGTATATATTTTCCGTTCATTGCGAATTCGAAATTCTCTATTTCTGTCGGCTCTGGTGCTTCCTGCCCTTCTTCTGCTGTTGGAATGTATTTTGACCTGCAAGCAATTTTATCATAACTTGCAATTCCTTTTTCATTGTTCTCTGCTTTTAAGTATAGTTCACTCCCTGCTATTTCAAATTTAATCCTGTGGCTTAATTCATCTGCACTTATTAATACTCCGTTTATAGCATTTATCCAGTCTTTCCTGTTAACTGATAATTCATAGATATGCTCTTTTGGAATAACGTTTTCATAGGTTGGGAATGAATCATCTATGCTTTTTGTATGAATAGATATTCCTTCCCCTTCCATATCTACTCTTCCATTTTCGTACGTTTTTATATCCATTGGTATCTCAAGACGTGCTAATATTCTCGATATCGTTTTCGGAAGTAAAATATCCCTGTCGATTTTTGTCCCTGCTTTGCAAACTACTAACCTGAAGGCGTCCGTTCCTACAATATCACCGGTCTTTGATAATAATACTCCTGATAACTGTCGTCTTACTTCATCTGTTGATGAACAGGTTAATGCTCTTCCAATGTTGCTTACTGCTATCTTATCCAATGCATAATTATTTGTTTCTTCCCCTGCTTCTTCAAATTCCGGATAGTCTTCAAATGATTCTGTCTGTATGGTATGAGAAACATTCCCTGCGGAGATATTAACGTATCTTCCTTGTTCTAATAACTGAAATTCTAAACTGTCCTGGTAAATATTCTCAAGGATAGTTTTTAAATCTCGTGCTGTTAATAAAAATTTGATGTTATTTGCTGTTAACGGTGAAGATACTGTTATGAATGTCTCAAGGTCTGTCCCTGTTAAGTATAGAATGTTATCTCTTACTTCAATCAATACCTTATCCAGTATAGGAAGGCTTGATTTAATCGGAATTACTAATAATACTTTGTTTAATAATTCCATAAATTTTTCTTTTAAAACTTGCATTTTTAACTCCTTTTTTTGATTTGATTTTTGGATTCGCTAATTTAATAAATCGTTTGTGTTACAATATTCGGATTTTAATATTTCGTATTGCACTCCTGAATTCTTCACTTGCAGATTGCATAACTATTTCCCAGTCATACATAAGTCCCCCTTCTAATCCTTTCTTTATACTATGCTCGTGTTCATCAAATATTTCCTTTTTCTTCTCATCCGATAAGCTATTCCATATTTCTGTTTCTTCTTCATCCATTACTCCCAGTACATCATCAAGGCAAAATGATGTTTCCCATATCTTCGGCTCGTATATCTCAATATTTGTTTCTTGTGTTAAGTTTGGAGTCTGTTTAATCCTATAGTCAAAATAATTGTATAAGGATTGTATATACTTTGACATAAATTCCGGCTTTATATCCTTACCCTCTTCGTCAAAAGAGAATAAAGTTGTTGCTTTTATCTTTATCATTTTTTCTTCCCCTTTCTATTTAGCATATCTAAAATTTTATTTGCTATGCTTTTGGTTATGTTCTCTCTCCTCTTCCCCGTATGTATCATATTCTTAACTGTGATTATCCTTCCGTTCCCTGTTATTGTATACTCGTCGCTGAAAGTCTCTTGACTTCTTTCAATTTCATAATTTGGCATAAATTACTCCTTCCGTTTTTAAATATAAATTATTTGAATTCCGTAATCATTTTTCATTCCGAATACTATGTTATCCTCGTCGTATATCTTTATCTTTACTCTTTCTATTGTTGCTTCGGGGAACTGTTCCTTTATCTCATTAAAGGCATCCAGTAACTCTCTTAAAGAAGGATTGTAATATTCGTTCTCATAATGGAATACTTTGCTTATCTCTAATGCGAATTCTTTTATACAACTCATTTTTTCTCCTTTGCTTTTATTTAATAAAACAAGCGTAACAGTTTTTCGTGTTCCTGCCGTGAAGTCTGTAAGGTTCTACAGGATTTGTTAGGCTCGTGTTCATTCTACTGTTACGCTCAAAAGAATATAATTAAAGCTCTGTGTTAAACTTCAAACTCCAGTTCCTCGTCTGTCCATTTCTTTTCTGTGATTAGATAATTTAACCTGTTAACAAAGTGATATCCGGCCTGTAGTATTATTTTCCCGTCACAATCTAATACTGTCCATATTGTTTTGGGATTTTGTTTCTTTACAAATTCTAATTCCTCTCCACTTATTTCAAACGCATATCCATCCATTGAAGGATGTTTTACTAATATATTCTTGATAGGCGTATAAGTCTTGCAAAAATAATCAAAAGACTTTTTGTGGTTTTTGATTATGTACTCTAAGCTCTCTCTTGAGAATAAAGCATTAGTATTGCTTCCGAATGCTCTCCGGCTGTTTAATTCTGCATATACTCTCAATAGTACCTTTTCCGTGTTCCCATTAGAAATTAATAAGAATAACTCACTCCAAAACTGATAAGTCTTTCTTTTTTTTATATTTTTTATATCCATAGTTGATATTATTTTAATTTTATGAAAAGTCTATTTGATATTGGCTCATTCGTCTTTTATTTTTAGTTTTAATTGATTTATGCTTTTCTTGGTTGAAAATATATTCCAGTCAAGTATAGCATTAGGGTTTTTAAAGACAAGCCCTTCATCATAAATACAATCAAGTTTACTCCATAACTTATTCCAGTATTCTTTCGGATATCTTAAAGATAAGTATATTTCTGTGTTCTCTCTTTTTGCTAATAACTCGGTTCCAAAACTCTTTTTATTGTTAACTTCGGGAACATCAGGAACACTATAATACTTAAAGCCTGTTAGTTTATAATATCTTTTCACAAGATTTTCTTTTATTAATCTCTCTCCATTCAATATTATAGCATCCCAAATTACTATCGTATCAGATACATCCCCTTTCTGTCTTGCACCTATGCATTCTCCGTCAAGATAAAATGGCTGTGGAAATACATCTTTTAACCATTCCCAATTAAAGTTTTTCCCTGCTTTTAGTGGTGTCCCTTCCCTGCTTAATAACTTTAATTCGTTATCTTCGCATAATATTTCTATCCTGTGTCCGTTCTTTTTTACCTCTACAAAATACCCTTCCGGTACATCTTCTATCTTTCTTATTCTCATTGGCTTTTCTGGATAAAAGAAAATCATATTTTACTCCTTTCGTTTATTTGTGCTTTTTTTTCTGGAATGTTGAATATTGTCTCAAGGTTTGCAAATAAAAATTCAAAGATTTTTTTTAGTTCTTCCATAGTGAAACTCTCTAACCATTCATATTTTTTAGATATTCCTGTTATAGAAATTTCATCTTCACTTTGAAATTTCATAGCATAAGGACAAATTCCTGTTCCCATATCTATTATTATACCAATGCAATTATCATTCTTATCCCTTTGAAGTATAGCAAGGTGGTCATAATAAGTTCTGGAATGTCTTTCGTTTCCGTCTCTTCTTTGCAGTATATCATCATTAATGAAGTTCAATCTTGCTAATCCATCAACTCTAAATCCTAATTGCTTTTCTACTTCCTGCCCTGCCATAACAGGACTTAAAGCTCCTTTCACTTTTCCGTCAATATCTTTGTGAAGCATTGAAAATGCTGTTTTTAATTTCATTTTTTATTCTCCTTTTTAAGTCTTTCGTTTTTCTAATATAAAAAAAGAGTTGTGTAAATTAATACACAACTCCCTTCGTTGAATTAAGGTATTGCTATTTTACAGCCGGCTTGTATTGCTTAACAAAGTCTCTTATCTCTTCCGGCAGGCTGAATTGTTCCTCGTTCATTCTTTCCGTAACTGCAAGCTCAAGCTTCACTTCGAATATTTCCGTAAATTTATCTCCTAATAATTCTAAGAGTAATTCAATCGTTTCATCTTTGGTGTCGATAAGCTTGATGTCCCGTTTTTCTTTGAAATAGCCCTCAAACTTATCTCCTAATTTCTCTTCAATTAATCCTTTGTGTTCAATTGGTATCTTACAGAACATATTTTTGTAACTTACAGTCTTTAATCCTTTCGTTCCCTGATACTTTACACTGCTTTCCCTTCCGGTCTTTCCTTTGTACCAGTCATTTGATTTTTCAACAAGCTGACTCTCTGCATTGTCATATTTTGCCTGTGCTGAGTCTAACTCTGCTTTGGCGTCAATAACATTGTCAACAATTTCATATAAATCTTTATTGTCTATTATCTCTACCTTGCTCTTACTCTTGCTCGCTGTCTTTGAATTCATTTTTGCTAATAAATCCGATGCACTTGTCTTTGACTTTTCCGGTGGTGGGGTTATTTCTGTTTCCGGTGTTACTAATTCCATTTGATTTACAGGAATTTCTGTTTTCTTTTGCGGTAATCCCATTTTTACTCCTTTTTAATTTTTTGGTTATGCTAATATAAATACTTGCCTGTGTTATCTCTGGTTATAAGTTCCCCCTGCTCTTTAAATAGTCGTCCCATGTTTTCCCACAATGCTCCCCGCAGTCCTTGCAAATATCTGTCTGTATTATGGTTGCCCCGCAACAGTTGGATGTCTTTTCCATTTCTTTCTTGCAGGGGTCGCAAACAAATACTTCTTCTGTTACTTTCGTTAATTCTTCCGGCGAATATCCCTTTTTACATTCCTTGCATTTTTCATATTCTGCTACTGCCGGATTGTCGATGTCTATATCCTGTTCGTTGAAGTTCATAGAAACTCCTTTCTTTTTTGTTAAGTTAAATACTTTCTTGTGTTCATATGAATTTATATTTTATTTTGTGGAATAGTGATATTGCAAATCCTGTTAAGTAATTATTCTCTTCCGTCTGTCCGTTCCTGTCCGGGTGGTATTTCATTACCAGTTCCCTGAATACTTTCTTTAACTCGTCATAAGTCCTGCAATTCATATATCTTTCCTCTATTTCTCCTTCGGTACCCTTGAACTTTGAAGATGAAGTTTCCCTGAAGTCCTTATAATTGAATTTCTTATAGAAACTCCTTATCCATTGTTCTTTGTTTCCATATCCCTGCTCTTCCGGATTGTATCTCTTATGCTTTATCCAGTCATTCATGCTAATTTTTCTAATTGATTATACAAAGGTCTTAATGCATCTAGGTGCTTGCAATGCCTGTGCCTTATATATCCAAAACATGAACATTGCAATAAATTCGTTGCTTTTGTTTGTGATACAATATACAATCTATCCGAACTTTCACTTTTTATCTGTACTCTGTTTTTGTACTTGTCGTTATCAGGCAGTACCGGTAAATCTGTTAAATCACTTAATACAACTCCTGTTTCTACATTTGGATTTTCCATAGAATTAGTGGGTTTTAATTTTTGGTTTGTGAAAGTATAATATATATACTGTGGTGTGTAAATAAAAAAAGCGTACAGTTTTATAAAAAAGCCCGGCATTAAGGTGGGTCCGGGCTTCTAAAGTGGAATATGGGAGAACTATTTTTTGACTTTTTTTGCAATCTTTTTGACTTTCTTTGCGGTTTTCTTCGCTTCCTCTGCAAGCATCATATTCTTAACCTTACCAGCTGATTTTTTATTCTCAAGTTCTTTTTTTGTTTTTTCTGCTTTTTTTAATATCTGTTCAATTGCCTTTTTTGGATTCTTTGACGGTTTCAACTCTTCCGTTATTTCTTTCTTTATATTCTTTTCATCAATCTTATTGTCAACACATAATCTTTTCAGGTGGTCCCGATGTATTTCATCTGTGCAAAATACTGACTTATCATCAACTTCCTCAAGTAATAATAAAGTTATAAAGAATTGTTCCTGTTTTCCTTCTGACTCGGCTTTTTTTAATTCTCTGAGCAGGTCTGTATCGTAATCTCTGTAAAAATTATTACCTTTTTGCTTTGGCATTTCCCATTTAAAAGCAGTTGCAACATCCGGATACATGTAAGCACTCATTCTTTGTATTAATACTAAACATAATTCGTGCAGTGTGGTTTTACCGGTGTATTTATTCGGCACTATCTTCTCTGTTAACTTATTCAGCATCGCTCCTCGTGTCCTTAACTCAATTAACTTTTCCAGCTTCCTCTTTGCTGCATCTGCTCTTTCCTGTGCCCTTACTTTCTTCTGTTCATCTGTCAATTCTTCCTTTGGTCTCCGCAGTGTAACATATATCTTTTTTCCCATTTCTTCTCCCTGATATCCGGAAACTATAAGTGCAGGCTTTGCTCCCTTATCCGTTTTCTTTGCTTTGTAATATGATTGTGAGCCTAAATATTTCTCTTTTGTCTTTTTATCAATATCATCGCCGTAATTAGTGGTTATCTTTAATACCGAACCTTCCTTTTCTATTATCTCCTTTTCCTTGCGCTCTATGTGAACCTGTATCTTGTTATTGTAACAACTCGGATTCATACATATTCTTTTCTTTACGTATTCCGGGAATAGCATTGTTGAACATTGCGTATTGTGAGGACAAACATTGCAGGCTCCCCCCGGATATGTTTCATCCTCAGAAGGAAATGGTGACTTGTCAAGGTCTATTTCAATTTGATGTTTTATCCATCGCTTTGTTTCCGAAACTGAAAATTCATCGCCGTCGCTTATTTCATCTTCTATTTCCTTCAGTATCTCTTTTTGCTTGTCTTCCGGAATCCGGCATATCAAAGATGCAACTCCATATTTTATTTTATCCGTAATCAATAGTTCTGCAATCTTTGGAATGAGCTTTGTGAGTTGTAATCTCTGATATACATATTGTACTGATTTTCCTATCTTTCCTGCTATGCTCTCGGGTGTGTAAATTCCTTTTTGTATCAATACCTGATATCCCGTCGCTTCATCCATTGGGTTTATGTCTTCCCTCTGTAAATTCTCGATTATTTGGATCTCCCCAGCTTGTTCATCCGTTAATTCCTTGACAATAGACGGTATGTGTAGTAAACCTGCTAAATCAGCTGCTTTTAACCTGCGGAATCCGGCTACTACTTCAAAATGTGAGTTTACAGGTCTTACTGTTATCGGCTGTATTAATCCTACTGACTTAATACTCTCTGCAAGCTCTTCAATCTTTTTCTTATCGTAATGCTTCCTTGGGTTTGCTTTGCTTTCTTTTATTTCTTTCAAACTGATTATTTGAATGTTCAGTTCGGGTAATACTGCTTCCTTTTTTGTTTCCATAATTTTTGTTTTAATTTTTAAATTCTCTGGAATATAATTATTTGTTTGTGTTTAAAATTTGGGGGGATTTTATAAGCTCCTCAACGGCATCCTTTTTTGTTAAGGAAGAATCATATTTTCCCCCACTATTTTAAAACGGTAAATCATCATCATCTGCCGGTTTATTTCCTTTATCCCTGAATTCCTGTTCATTGTGTTGATTATAAGTATCATTATATTCTTCTTTATAGCTTCTGCTTCTGCCTGCATTTCTTTTGTCGTTCTTATAATCGTCAAGATTAGCATAGTGTGTAAGCCCTGCCTGCGTCGGCTCCCGGCGCTTGTTTATCTCAATAAATATCCATTCGTACTCACCCTGATACTCCTTCAATTGCTGTATGAATTCATCTACCTTTATCCCTACCTTTAAAAGTGTGTTCCCGTTCCGGAATGCCTGTTCTTTAATAGTTATCCCGGTTAAATAGGTTTTATCTGCCATTTATTATTTTTTAATTTTTTATAAATTTTAATTTTTAATTGCAAACGCTTCTATATAAGTCGGTAAATTTTCCTTCGTCTCCAATTCGTCATTATATATCTGCAATGTCTCAAGGCTCCTGTGCCTGGTATATTTACTAACCTCAATTAAGTTTCCATTATACGCTTTGATTAATATTGTCGTAAATAGGTGTCTCCATCCGTGAACAGTTCCCTTGATTTTTAAATGTTTGCATATCCTCATATTGATATTCCTAACTGTACGGTCCGTAATATCGAATAACAAACCTTCTTTTCTCAATCCGGCATAATCTTTTATCACTTTCAGTGTGACCGGGTGAATATTTGTTAATACTTTATCGTCACATCCCTTTCCTTGTATCTTTAATGTTGAATGTTCAAAGTCTATATCCTCAATCCTTATTCTTAATAGTTCTACGGTCCGGAGTCCCTGAGTATATAGAACAAATATTACGCACTTATCCCTGTCACTGCAATATTTTAAAAACTCAATTACTTTTTCAGCTTCCTCTTTTGTGAATCCGAACTTCTTATGTTTCCTGCCCATCTTGAATTGCTTCACATTTAAAGTTATATCAGTTGTCAATATCCCTTTCCTCGATAACTCTCTCAAATAGATCCTTGCAGTCGTAAGGTATTTATTCTTAGAAGCTGCGGACAGATCTATCCTGTGTGCAAGCTCTCTTTTATATTTCAAAAAGGTATCGTGATCCATTTTTACCTTTTCTACAAATACTAAGAAGTTCTTTATCCGTGCTTTGTAGTCTAACCTTGTTTCCTCAGATACATCTAAACCGTCTATTACCTCAAATGTACGGTCCTGTCTTATCTCCGGGAATAATACTATATTTTCCATAATTAATTTTATTTAATATTCATCGATATTTGCCACCCTTAAAATTCCATCTTTATAAATTATAGGTCTGTTTCTCCCTGCCATTTTACAAAATGTTTCATGTAACTTTTCCGGTAAAAATATTTTGTAATTTTCATATGTTATTATCATTTTACTCCTTTTTTGTTGTAATTTAAATAATCACCTGTGCTTAATAATATCCTTTATATTTCCTTAACCCTCTGTCAAATAAAAGCCTCCAACATTCTATCTGCTCTTCGGTAGTTAATCCTGCAGACACATTAAATAAGTCAAGAATGGTCGTGAACTCTTTTCTCTGCTTTTAGGGGGTTCATATTCTTTTATTGGTTCCTGTCCGAATATTATTTCCAGACTTTCAAGCGGACCTATTTCATTATTTAATTTTATTACTTCCATATGTTCAGTGATTTACTTTTGAATTTGTAATGACCTGTAATCTATATGTATATCTGTGTAATATTTCTCTCTGTCCAGCACTTCTCCGGCACCTTCTCTTTTTATGTTGATTAAATTCATCCTGTCCTCGTCGTTGCTGCCCTTGGTATATAAAAGATAAACTCTCACATCTTTCTTGCTTACTATTCTGAATATTCTCGCTATTGCCTGGTCCAGTGTCGATGCTGTCCATGGGTAATCCGTAACTATCACATTGCTTGCATTCTGTAAGCTGTGACCTGTGTTTACAGCTTCTAGTCCTCCTATCAAGACCGGGTATTCCCCTGCCTTGAACTCGTTTATTAATCTCTCCTGAACGGGCGGAGTTAATAATCCGTTTACTAGCCTTGCATTATCTCCGAATATTTCCTTATACTTCAACCCTGTATCTACAATCCCGGTAAATACTATTACCTGTTCGTTGTTGACTATACAACTTCTCACAAGCCGTTTCAATAGCTCAAGCTTCTCATTACCCGGGTAAATAGTAGTTATCTTACAGAATTCATGCCTTTTGCTCGTCGGGTTTATATCGCTTTCTTTTATTCGCTCATATTCTAATAGCTGTTCCGGCGTGAAATCACATCCGATTCTATAAACTGAGTTTTTTACCATTTTTACTCCTGTTTCGCTTATACTCCTTCTTAATATTGCCGGAGCTACTAAATATTGTAGTTCCTCAATGTTGCTTGCCATAGGTATTAACCTGCGGTGACCGTTCTTTATCTCGTAAACTCCGTAATCTTTTCTGAATTTATGCTGTTCATTTTCTTTATATGGATAAACCGAACTGTCAAATCCAAATACCCATCCCATTAAAAAGTGCAAATCTTTTACTATATTCTTAATAGGTGTTCCTGTTAAACACATCTTATATTTTGCCTGTAAACTCCTGATAGCTATTCCCCTCTGTGCTTTACCCGTCTTTATCTTATGACCTTCGTCAAGTATTATTAAATTAAACTTATCAGTATATTTTCTATAATTATCCTTAATGAATTCAAAATGCGTGATGTAATCTGCATCTTCTAACTCTTGCTCTCCCGACGTTTTCTTATTTATCCTTCTTAGATTAATTCCTATCTTCGCCGCTTCTTCAATCCATTGATTTAATAAGTTCTGTTGAGCAATCACTAAAGTTCTCTTAATCTCCGGATTGAGTATTTTCTTAATCCGCATCCATACTAAGCCCGATATCGTCTTGCCCATGCCCTGATGATGGGATAGTATTGCTCCGTTTACCATTAAAAGCTTTGCAACATCTTCAATCTGGAACTCATATTCTATTAATTTGTAAGTTTCATATACAGTCTTTACATAGTTATGGTACATTTCATACCTTTTAATATCAGTTTTATCAATAGTATCAACTTCCGGTACTTCGAAATATTCCGCAAATTCTTCCGGGTTGAATCTCCGGTACTCCCAATTATTATAATAAGCCAGTATCTCATAACCCTTAGTCTCCAATGCGCCTTCCTCTGTTATAATTAAAGACTTTGAATTCGAAACCCTGGTCTTATATCTATCACCCGTTTTAAACTGTTCTTTCCCTGCACTTCCGCTCTGACTGCCCGTGCTACTGCTCCTGCAACTCTTTTTGCAAATGCAGCTATCCCCCGCTAATAAAGCCCTCACTCCTGCCGGTAATTCTCTAAACGGTGCTATCATTTTAATCTGTTAATATTAATTCAAATATTTTATTTAATGTTTTAAAATCCGGTATTTCTCCAAAGTAAAGATTCAGTTCTCCATTCCTGATTCTTAATTTATATCTGCCAACAACCTGTAACTCTTCGTTAAATTCAGTATCTATTTCGATAAAGTGTAAATGATATTTACCTTTGATTAAACAGTTATTATCTAGAATGTCCCATCTGCTTTTTAAAAGATGTTTTGTTAATATGTTCTTCTTTTGCTCAGTTGTCATTTTTGTTTATCCTTCTCTTAATTTTCCTCAATATATATAACCCCCTGTGTTACCATAGGAATCCCTTCTCATCCCCCGTAAAAATTCTCTCATTCTTTTTTGCATATATTTTTCCCCCTCTTTTGCCGCTTTCGATTACCCGCTCCTTTGAAGTTTTACTTTCTATCTTCGGCTTTATCCAGTACTGAACCCTTGGATTCTGGTTCATTTCTATGAGTTCCTTCTTCCGGGCTTTCAATTGTGTGAAATTCCGGCCCTCCTGAAGTACCTGCGGATCTCCGTCCCCGATCTGCATTTTTAATTCAAATATCATAGTTTTTTCCTTTTTCCTGAATATATAAAACCCTGTGTGTTATAATATTAACTTTGATGGAAAGAATTGAACCTGTTCAATAAGATATTCTTTCTCTAGATTTTCTCTCATATTCTGAATTACCCCCTGAATTTCTTTAAACTTTCCTGACCCGCACTTAGGGATCGGATTCCTCACGTATTGATAATAATCTTTACTGCCGACTATTGCCATTAGCATCTTCGAATACGTTACTTTTTTAACATATCCGCACCTTACACATTTCCCATTTTTATATTTGTGCCTCATTCTTTCCACCGGTTTTTATTCGCTAACTCTAATAAAATATCAGCATGACACTCTACATCTTTACCGCACCAGCAAACAAGATTCTTTCCCTTCAATTCATCTAAGAAATTCGGATCTGCCTTCAGTTTGCTTTCTATAGCTTTTTCATAGTTTTCAAGGCTTATTCCCCTGTCGCTTTCTTTCTTTATCAGATATGGATTCCCCCATTTTGTGCCTCTGCCTACATATATATTCTCTAATCCATTCGGAGATATCAGCTTAAATCCCTTCGTTCTTCTCCTCTGTAATCTCACCGGTGCAGGAATCACCTTGAAAGATTTTTCTAAAGTAACCTTATTTAACTTCATTTTTATTGTTTTTTCTGTCAATCCTTACAGCAACTAAAACCAACACGATTGTTAACCACTCTACTAATATTCTATTAAGTAATAAATCAAACATGTTTTCTTTATATTCAATAGTCCACATTATTAACCACCCGTTGTAAATAAAGATATACGCAACGAAAAACATTATAAGAGCAGAATGTCTCGTAATAAATATTTCAATTTTATTTTTCATCCTTTTTTGGGAACTCCTCCCCCAAGCCAGCTGTTATTCTCATTTGCAAACTCTCCGCAATCATAAGGATTGTTGCCTGAAGCATAATGAGCAAATTTAATCTATCCTCCGACTTTAAGACCTGGTTATTTAATCTTGCATTCAATGACATTACCATACTTTCTAAATATATCTCTTTCTGCATCGGTTCATCTTCTCCTGTCATTGTTAAATCTAATATTTTGCTTAACGTTTCATCCCGGTATTTTAATATTTTCTCAATTAATGCGTGCTTTATTTCCGTTTTTGTCCCTGTTTCATTTTGATTTAATTCGTTCATTTTGTTTCCTTTCTTTTTTTATTTTAAATGTTTAATAATTTTATTATTTCCTCGGCTATTGCAAAACTTTGTTCTTTATTTTTTAATGATTTCTTAATGTTATATACTTTGAATAATGGGAATGAGAGTTTGAGTATTGTTATCTCGTTCTCTATAATCTCTTTAGAACTTATTTTAAGAGTCGTTTCAGTAATTCTTATCGTTATTCCACCTTTTTCATATCTCACCCAATTCCCATCCATAGAATTATCCCCTGAACTATGCTTTTTCCACTCCATTATCTGCTCTCCGGTTTAATGAATTTCATATTCAGCAAATCAAATATGGTCTCTTCTGTTTTTACCGGGCATATCTCCTGATTTCTATATCGTAAATTCTCATAAAGCTTCGTTTTACCATCAGTACATGCAAAATAGAAATCACTCTTTTTCAACATCTTAATTATTAGTTTAACAAAGTCCCTGCGCCCTGTGGTATATAAATGTACCATCCCGAAATTATCACCGTTTGCTAAATAGATATTCATCGGAATTTCTATATCACTGAACTTTATAATTTTTTGCAAGTATCCGTTCTTTATAATTTTTAGAGACCCTGCTTTCTTTGATACTCTTAAATAAGTATTTATTTCATTGCTGTTCAACATTATGTAATCGATAATTTGGATATCCCTCTCAATCCTGCGTATAGAGCCGGTTATCTCGACTCTTTTCGAAAGATTAAGGAAGTTCTCTTTGTATTCCTGGCTTATTGCAAATGCTTTCCCATACTCCATTAAACATCCTTTCTTCAAATTTTATAATCGATTGAAATCCGGAAGAAACGTTCCCCCGTTTGCTAAATCATCCGCTATTCTGCCTCTTATTATATCATCTAATCCTCCGTTAGCTATAAAGTTCTTAAGCTCCGAATATTCCTCAATTGTTAATCCTAACTTCTGACTCATTTCCTTCGGCGGCGGCTCTTCGTGTTTGTCCGTGTATTCATTCAATAACGAGAAATATTTACAGCCTAATTGGTATAAAGCCTGCTCGTTATCCGGATCAAATAATTCGTAAAATCTCATTTTGCTATTTTTTTATTTTTAACTTCAATTATTCTTTTATCTATTTCACTAGCTTTAGAACATCTGCTATTACAATGTTCTTCTTTACATCCGATACAGCATTTCTTAAACTCGCAATCATCCATACCCTCCAAATGTGAACAGCATTCGTTCCCGCTCTCCGCAATTACAATATTTTTATCTTTGCAATACATTTTAAAATCTTTTTAATTCTAAATCCCCTCTCAAATAAAGAGGGTGTTTTGGTATTCCATTTTTGCTCTTATCGATACAATAAGCGTGCGGAAACATAGCTATCACTTCTTCCATCCTTTTTTTATGCTGCATAAAAGAACCCCAGCAAAATACAACTTTAGCACACAATCCATTTATAACTTTCAATGTTGTATTATTTAATTGGATATCTTCACCGCTTGTTACTAATTCTTTTGGATTCGTAGAGATATAAGCAAATAAATTAGTCATGTACATTCCCCCGTATTTCCAAGATTTGGCAAACGATATGCATCTTCTTACCGTCGGATCATCTTCATCTTCCGATGCTTTCGATGGATTTAAACCGATAAACATAACTTTTGGGAATTCGTTTGTTGTTTCCCATATTCGATATAGAAAATACCTGTACTTTCTATCCTCGCTAAACTTCGCTCCTGTTATCAATATTTCTTTATTTTGAATTCTCGCCATTAAATAATTTATTATACATTGTTAAAAAAATCTTTTCTGAAGTAATGGGGGCTAAAGAAATGAAATAAAACACAAATGCTTCTTTAAAAAATTTAAAGGTATCGGATTCAAAGTAATCTTTATTTTTGTCGACACTCCATCTTGATATATCTTTGAAGAATGTTTTTCCTTCGTAATATAATAATGCCTCATCTATGGACTTAACTTTGTAATCATAAGGATATTCTAGACCATGTTTATGAAATATTAGATTAAGAAGATGGTCCTCATATTCTTTGTAGTTACCAATATGTTGTTTTACAGGTCTTGCAATATCGCAAAGATATGCCTCTGAAGCATCATGCAGTAAAAATTGTTTTGCGTGTTCGTTATCTCCAAGTTTTATAAAATATTGAGCTCCAATTAGCGAATGCTGAGCAACCGAATAGAATCTTTTACAATGTCCCGTATATCTACATATATTCGAAAGTGCGTGAGCTATGTCTTCTATGTCAATTTTTTCTATTTCCGGCTCTAGCGGATAAAATTCTTTACCGGTATATGTTTGTATCCAATCTGTTTTCATTATGAATCCTTTCTTAATCAGTTTTTTCAGTGATTATTTTGATTTTCTTCTTCACTCCATCACTCACTAATGAGAATCCTTGCTTTCCTTTAAAATCAAACGGTTCAATCTTTTGTACATTAGTATAAATGTGACAGAATAAATCCGGATAATAACTCACGAAACATTTTCCCTCGTCCTCCGGAGTCATGACTCTGCAATCTGTTAATTCACCTATCCCAATTGCTTTACCTAAGTTTTGTAGCCTTATATTAATGCCCGTATTAATAGCGGAAATATTCCAAATTTCATCTAAATTATATGCTTTTTTCGAACAGCATATCAATACTAATCCTCTGTATTTCGTGCTCCACGTCCTTGTTTCTATCTTATTGAATGGCGGTAGCATTAAAGTCCCGTACGGCTCCTTCCAGCTTAAAGCTAATATCTTTTGCTCCAAATCTATTACCTTATTTATTAATCTCATTCTTATTTAATTTGTATGTGGTCGTTATCTTCCCGTTCTTAATCACATCGCCGCCTTCACATATGCTATGATCTCTGTATAATAGATAATTTACGACTACGGAAATCTTACCCGAATCTTGTCTTAGACTCCTTGCCATACCTTCCTTTGTATATCTCTTCCCGGCTCTCCGCTGTAAAAACTTTAAAACCATGTCAGTTAATGTCCCCTCTTTCCTCCGATTATTCATCCTATTGACTCTAATAATATTTCAGATATTAATATATTTCCTATTGTGATATTATCGCCAGTCTTAAGCTTTAAAGTTAATAATATCGTGTCATTCCCAAGGTTTTGTTTATCAACACCATAACATGTTGCTAAGAATTTTGATCCCATATCTGTAATTTTTTTACTGTGTGAATCAGTATTGTTTTTATGCAAACTTTTTCTCTCAGGGTTTTTCTTAGTATATCCATTTTTATTTAATATTTTACCTCCGATATATCCCTTTTCTTTTAAATATATATCAACATGTTTTTGCGGTGCTGAGACTTCCCTCGCCGCTGCAAAAGCATATAAACCGTTAACTTTTGCATAATGTATATTTTTTTCATCTTTGCATTTGTTATGCATTTCCTTTCTACCGTCTTTGAATAATTCATCTAATTGAATTTTTTGCTCTGAAGTTAATTCCTTTTGTTTGTTCATTTTATTTTGATTTATTTTGTTTTGAAAAATATTTGATTTATTTTCTATCTCTTCACCCTGCTTTAATATCCTGCAGTATTTTTTGTTTACCGTGTGGAAACTGCCTTCATCATCTTGAATCTCCAGAATACCGTCTTTTATAAATTTTAATTTACCTTCAATAAGACCTTTCTCCTGATGATATACCCTCACCCGATCACCGACCTTAAACACATCACGGCTCATAATTTCTTCGAACTTTTTATCAATCTTTTTCCAATCTTCTTTTATTACTATATCATGAATTTTACTCATGGCTTTTGGTTTTTTATATTTGAATCTCCTGCTAAAAATGCTTTTTCTAAATCAAATAGCATTTGCCATTTCTTTTTCACCATTGCATTATCCCCTACAATAATCTCGTAAATATCATTTGTTAACTCCCGATTCTTTTTCTTTAATTTCTTGTAGCTCGATAATTTTTTCATTTTGTTTTTTAACTTCTTAACTTCTTTTCTTTACTACTGCTCTTCTTATCCACTACTCCAACATACACTTTGCCCTGCTCTACATCTTTAACCGGTTTTTTACCGAACATTGTGAATTCATCCCCTTCTATAAAATAATCGTAAACATAAGGCTCTGAGACTTGTACCCTGCATACCATTGTGTCCCTGCCTATTACTTTTTCTTTAATAGGAATTGCTACATCTAACATTATAACTCCATGCAAATGATCAACTTCATGTTGAAAAATCTGTGCCTTTTCTTTTATTAATATCATATGGTTTCTTTTCCACTCTCCTTTAAAAGTTAAGTGTAGATAATTAACCTTGATCCTCGTATCCCTATATGTAACTGTAGTTACTCCGGGAAATGACATACACTTTTCTTTTTGCATTAGTCTTTTATTTGAGAACTCTATTATTTGCGGGTTAATACAATTCTCTACAGCCAGTCCGTTTCTCCATACAAATACAGGCATTTTACTCCCTATTTGTATGGAACTCATCCCGGCTGCTTCGGGGTTTTTTGTCATAAATTCCTCAAGCTCCCGGACCACTTCTGCGATTTCTTTTAATTTTTCCGAAACGTTTTCTTTTAAATAATCCCGGGTTAACCATTGAGCCTTATCCCTTAATTTCATATACTCCATTATCTTGACCTATCTTTCATATCAGTTACATCACTGCTTATTTTATCACCGGCTTCCTTTTCCGTAATTACAACGGTTGTTAAATCATCGATTTTAAGGACCTTAACTGTGAGATCCCTCGATAATCCGTCTTTCAGTTCTCCGTTGCCTAATTCCTCGGCACATTGTGAACACCTTATCGCAACTTCATCATTCGGATTCTGTTGATTTAATAATTGCTTTACTTCGAATACTTTCATTTCTGTAATCTCCTTTTATTTTAATTTTTAAAAGTTTACCTGTGAGCTTTATATTTTGAAATTAAATTGTTACATCTGTTGTCTAACTTATAAATCAAACTTTCTAATATTTTATTATCCTGTCTTTCTTTTCTTAAAAGTTTTGCGTGCTTTATTAATCTAAAATTCCTATATCCTAATCTACCGACTTCATATTCGAGACATCCTGCAAATACCGGTATTTCTTCTGCTTTTACTAAACCCTTCGGAATTATATAATAAAATTTATTTACGGTTTTTCCTGATAATAATATATCGTGCTTTGTCTCATCTTTGAATCTTCCAAATCCGTTGTCATTATATTTATATTTCAGGGTACATTTCTTTTTATCTCTTAAAAAATCTGATCTTGATATTTTTAATTCATATTCTATCGCGTAATATTTTGTGAAATCAAACGCTAAGAAATCACATTCAAAACCTTCCCAAAAGAAATTCGAGACAGTAACCCTGTAATTTCTTTGTGTCCACCGCATAAAATAATATGATATTTCGTCGCTTATATTATTAAATATCTTTTTGCTAATCATGCTATCTTTATAATTTGTCTCTCAAATTCTTTTTTAAAATATTTCTTATATACTTTTATAAATTCTCGAATCGCTGTTACTTCCATTTCTATTAAAAAAATCAGTTTCCCGCTTACCTCTTCCGTTAAATAACTCTCCTTTGGCAGTCTCACTACTAACTCGTTTATAAAATTGTGTCCCTTCTGCTCGATAAAATCTTCCGACTCCAATGTGAAAAAAAGTATGTCATATGCTTTTAAATAAACGATTATCAATTATTTTTCATTAATATTACTGTGTCTTTAAATCGCTTTACTATATCAAATTTATTCTTATATTTTGCCATTGTCATAAAACTCTGTATGTTTATATCGCTTACCTCAATTGCTTTGCCCGTTTCCAATTCGTCATACATTTTTATTACTTTATTCCAATCATATCTGCCTCTGCTATCATATGGAATTTCTAATACTTTTAATTTCATTTTATTAAAATTTTGGAAATTCCTGAATTTGTAAATAATCATGGAATCTGCCAATATCCTTTATTAATTCTATCTTGTGATTTGTTTTAAATATATGGACCTGTTTAACGAACAACGGTACATCAGCATCTTTACATTGCATTGATATCTCCCTGATCCACTCCGGCGCACAATATCTTTTTCTTGCCCCGCTCTCACCACCGCAAATAATCCATTCTAATTGTTTTAAATATTTGCTTAAATTTACCCTTTCTATTGACGGCTCGATTGATACAAATCTATGAACTACCGGAATTTGTAAAAGTATAGGGATTAATTCATCAACATCATTTTGTGTGGAGACGGATACACCGGGAAATACATTATCTGTTGTTTCAACAAAAAACTGTTTCATCCTTTCTATTCTTTTTGTGAGAATAAAAAATCTATGTTTATCGCATTTTTCCATTACTCTAAATACTTTAGATATAAATTCAAACGGAACCTGTGGATGGAAAAGATCTGACATACTATTTACAAATACCCTTCTCGGCTTTTTCCAGTGCATCGGCTTATCAAGATTATGCCTTAATAAATTAACTTTCCCGTTCCAACCCTTTTTTCCTATTACATTTCCGTAACCTTTTATTCTGCTTCCTTTTAACCTGTGAGCAAACTTTTCAGCCCAACAGTTAAGACAGCCCGGAGCTATTTTTGAGCATCCGGCTGTAACATTCCAGGTCTCGTCGCACCAATTTATTTTACTCATGCTTTTTTATTTAATATTTTACTTAACGTCTTATCCCGCTGCTCCTGTGGCATCTTCGCCATGAGCTTTGTCAAGAATAAATACATGATCTTTCGGGATTTCTTCTCTTGGTTTTAAAAATGCTTTTGGCCGAGGGAATAACATTGCCTTTAAAGTATCAAGTTCATATTCAAAAACATCAAAACCTTTCCCTGAAGGCAATAATACATATCCCTTTGTTTCCTTGAATACTTCCGTTAAATCTTTAATTTCTTCTGTCTTTCCCATAATTTTATTTTATTTTTTTAGACATAAAATACCCATCCAATTGTGCGCTTAAATAAAAATTTGACAATATTAACTTTACTTTATTAATATCAGTTGGTTGGAATACTATAAATTTCAAAAGTTCATTTATTGTTTTATCCACCTCAGCAATACGTTTCAATGCCGGTTTTGACATAGGATTTTTAGCTACCTTATTTTTTAGTTCTTTAGATTTCATAATATTTTCTTTTTTCAATTTCTTTAAGTAAATATCCTCTGATGTCTGAAATGAACTCTTTCCCTTCCATCTTTTCAGCCCAAATCTCTAAAAATATAATTGGGAGCTCTTCACCTCTCCTTAAAATTTCATATAGCTTCATTTCTTCCCCTTCTTTACATAATTTATAACCGTATTCATTTATCGCTTCTCCATAGATTTTCTCCCAAATTTCAATATTATCAAGAATTTCAATCATATGCTTTAAGTTTAATTTTATATTTATTTTTAATTAAACACTTTTATATTGTCCCATTCTTTCAAAAATTCAATTATATTCTCGTATTTCTTCTTCAAAACTATATCCACTTTTCCGTTCTTAAATTTCACCGAAGTATAATTATTCTCCTGTGTAAGCTTCAGTATCTTCCGATCACCTTTTAGCAAACAGCAGCCCTTTCCGCAATATGTTGCTTTTATCCTCATTCGACCCGGACAGGTACTAAAACGTTTTCGAATAATTCATTGAATACTTTTTCTTGAGTTTCAGGCCTTTTTACTTCATAAAACTTCTCTACTATGACTTTTAATTTTCCTATAATCTCTTCCCGGGTCTTGCTATCCAAATCTTTCTGGTTATTCCATTCACATTCGTCCCAATTGTATTTCGACTTTTCTTTAAATATCCTCTCAAGATAAAAACCCAGCTTGAAGGGCTCTTTTATTTTATGTAATAAAACTCTAATTATTATTCTAAGTTTTATTCGAATGAAGGTTCTGATGAAATACAAACTGATTACCTTGTTGCGGATTCTTATGTTCTGTTTTAAAATTTCTGCTCTTTTCTCAAATTTCTCATATTCATCTTCCCGCATAATGCGAATTAATCCTGTTCCGCTGTCAACGTTTTGTTTTTTTTCTTCCATCTTGTTTTTTATTTTATTTTGGGAAAAATACTTCGTATGCATCTTTTATTTTTTTGTACTCTCTGTCCGTTATACCTAATTCGGTGCAAATAAAATCTTTTTCTTTTGTTGGGTGGATTTGTAGTTTCCGCGCTTTGTTTTCTGCCCTTGCTAATTTATCGCACATATCAATTAACTTAGTATCCGTGAATGTGTCTATACCGGTAGTTGCTGTGAAGTTGATGAAGTCTTCAGACGTTAATAGTTCGTACAGCTGGACCAGTACATCAGCGCAGTCTTTACTGAATCCCATCGGGTGTTCTATCTTATTAGCTTTCGCTACTTTCTGTACCCGCTCCAATTCCTCAATTAATAATGGTTCGTTTAAATATGCTACCAGGTTATTGAAAATTGCCGTTCTTATGTTGCTGTATAATCTGAATTGCTGTGCCTGCGAAAAAACAACTGTTGATGCTCTTATTCCCCTCTGTTCGAATATCGATGCTATAGATTCCGATTGATACCGGTCACCCTTGTAATATACGCTGTTCGGGAATGCATCTAAGCATTTGTCTATAATCTCAGCTACATTATTAAAATCTACCGGCAAAAGCTTTGTAGGACTCCATATAATTATTAAATCAACTATAGCTCTCTTGTTTGCAATAAGATTCTGTGATTTTATTATCTGGTCAGGTGTTGCTTCTATATCTTCAATATATCCGCTCTTTAAAACAAACCGGTCTTTATTTATTGAAGTATCACAAGCCCAGCACCTAAATCTTTCATCACCTTTTATCTCAAGTATCTCTATCACCGAATATGGTTTTTCTGTTGTGTCTCTGAATTTCTTCTTGTGGCTCCTCTGAATATATGTTATCCGGTTTTGTACATCTTTCATTGCACATGCCTTTACCATTTCAACATGCGGCTTTAAAAATGCATATTGCGTTCTGCTCTTCACACATTCATACCTTGCCTGCGAATCGTCAGGGTCTTTATCGTAGTCTTTTATTTTATCAGGGTCCGTCTTTGAAACTGAAGGATTGAATTGATAAGTCGAAAATACATATGTCTTTGTTGATGTGATGTATTTTTTCTGTTCCTCAGCTGCTTTTTTAGCCAATTCTCTTTCTTCCACTATTAACTCGTGAGTTAAATCATATTCCGTATTATTTAAATATGAGAATTCAAATAATTTCCCGACCTGTTTTGGAAATCTCGTTGTTATATTACCTATTAAGCCCTTGCGTAACTTGCTGGCGTTTAAATATGCTATCAGACTATCTGCTCTCGATGGTTCGTCCATTAACGCTAATATTATATTTTTTCCCTCAAAGCTCGATACTCCGGAATCTAATGAATGTAATTTTATTCTCCCTGAATCTTTAAAGAATGGCGGGAATTCAATTACTTTCTTCTTCATATCTCCCATACCTTCATCTCTCAGGTCAAAGTTCATGTATTTTGCGTAATAATTGCTGCCGGTCTCAGGTTCTTTTACAACTTTTAAAACTGCCTTCATCCTGTCAAAGAATACAGTGTTCGCCTGTTGCTCCCCTACCATGCTGTTATTTGTTATCTCAAAGTTCGTATTGATAGGTATTGTCTTATTACATAAATCTGAAAACACTCTGTAAGGCTCTACCAGGTTACATAAAAAAAGAAGTGCATAGTTTACGCTTACTTCCATTACTATGTTCTTACCCCCGCCCTGGCCTATGCCTAATACATATTCTATTGCCGATGTGTCCCATACTTCCGGGTTTAATCCCCAAATATCTACTAGCACGTCTTTCTGCGGATCACTCAGGAATGTATATCCCATAGCAAGCTCTGCAACTTCCAATACATTTAGAGGCTTGAACTTAAATTCATATTTATCACCCTTAATGTTTTTTACCTGTATCTTTGTAGTGGATGAAATGTGAGAGGAGGGCACAACTCTCTTTATACCCTTTTCAATATTATCAATCCGTTTTATTATATCTAATCTGTCGTTTGGCATCTATCATTCATGATTATATTTTTAAAAGTTCTTGATTTAATCTTATCAATCCATTTACTCTCTCCGCTAATCCTAAAGTACATAGATTAGATAATGCATTATTAAAACCTCCGCTTCCCGAACTATAGCCGGTTATTTCTCCTAATTCATCTTTAGTATATTCCTGATTAGAATGATTTAATAAAATATTGTATATTTCTCTCGGGCATTTGTTTAATTTATTAAGCCATTGTTCAAGCGACTCTTTCGAATTACTGAATAATTTTTCATCAATATTATCTGCAATGTTTTCTGTTGGCATACTCGGATTAATTGTATATTTTGAATTGTCTTTCTGTATCAAATCTTTTTGCCTGAGCTCCGATAATGCATTATTAAATCCTCCGGAGTTTGGTGAATACCCGGTCATTGCTCCTATCTGTGGTTTTGTAAAACTATTACCGGCTCTCAGATAAAGAAATGTGAGAATAGCTTTAGGACATTTGTTAAGACTTCCATTTTCATTTGATTTAAAAGCATGTGGATTTAATAAACCGGACCTTGTTACACCAGGTTGTTTGTGTGCATTGTCTAATAAGTTTCTCTGAAAATCCAGGAACCCCGAGGTTTCACTTTTTAATCTTTCAACATGAGTCATGGTAGGGACACCTAAGCCTAATTTTTCCATTTTTGCAGAAGGCATACCGTATAGTGATTCAACTAATTTTCTTAAATCATCAATTAGCTTTTGAAATTTATCTTTATTATTATTATTCCCAAATTCTAAGAATTTTATTTTTTCTTCTTTTTGTTTAATAATAACTTGTTGTTGATTTAAAAGATGTTTTGCTGTTAATAGCTGTTCATTGAGTTGTTTATCACTGACACTTTTACTGCCTAAAGGTGTATCCAGGGATTTGATTATTTCTTTTTTAAATTTTTCCTCTAAAGGTTTTATCTCCAGTACCTTCTTCATTCGCTCTACAAACTTTGAAATATTTACCGTCTTGCCCTGGTAGTTTATATCATCAACTTTCTTAGGATTCGGATGATAGGTTTTTTTCTTGCTTACATGGATTCGTAAAGGCTCTCCCTCTAATCCTACACAAAAAGCTTCTCCTGAAGTAAGAGTTGGTAATGCTTTAATTATGCTGTCAACATTATTAACCTGGCGAAGGTCCAACCACTTCTTTATCGACATTAAAGAGTTCTTACCGACCTGTTTGTGCAATATGCTGAATTCTGCTATTTCAAGTATTGCTTTGTTCACTTCCTCTGCCCTCTGATTGATAAGCGTATATCCTAATTTTGCATTCCTACCCATCCTTGCAAGCCTCTCAATTGAACCGTATACCTTACTGTGCTGAGGTTGAAGTCTCTGAGGAATGAATTCTGCTGCCTCTTCTAAAAAGATGTGCCTTAAGTCCTTATTCTCGTACATCAGTATATCAATGCTCTCCTGAACAATTCTGATCCATTTTGACTTATTCGCGAGGGCAACACTGTATAAATCTATTATTAACGGGATATTCTCATTCATTGCAGCCCTTATTATATTGGGTGCAGATTCTACCGTTAAATTAAGGTCCGGATAATTACCACCGGCTACTACAACTTCATAACCCTTGTTTCCGTCAATCCCGGATTTCAAATGCCTCCAGATTCCTACCGGGTCAAATGCAACTATGGGTATCTTCGCTTCCAGGAGCTCCTCTGCTATCTTCATAGCAGTATAACTCTTTCCGGAGTCCCTTATGCCTAATATCGCATTCCCCTGCGATGCATATTTGAGCGTTTCAATTTTAAGGTTTTTAGCTAAGTTTATCATGATTTATGTTCATTATTTGAAAAAAATTAAATATAAAACAACAATTAATGAGGCTAAGATGGTCAAATAATCAATAATATCATGATTTTCTTTCTTAAATATTTTCATTTGCTGTTTGTTATTTCTTTTTTATATTTTTCCATTGCTTTTCTATCTTCATCCGGAATTTGGTTTATAATGATAGTCTTTCTGATCGGTACGTATCTTATTGTATTATCTTCTAAAATGTAATCTGCATACCTGGCAAATAATGGCTTATCTTTTTCCGGTATAAAGCATATACCATCATTAAAATGAATTATTTGATATTCTATATTTGGATTGTTTTCTGAATATGCTGCAACTATTGCTCTTTCCAATTTCTCATATTCCTGTGGCGGAAAATCCCCTTCCTCTTTTATACATTGTATAGGTGTGCCGTAGAATCCGTTTCCCTGTTTTTCTGACTTTATTATATATGATTCTCCGGGGAATATCCTTTGTCTTCTGACTTCTGACTTTCCTCCGGGATGATTCCTGAACACTTCTTCTATCTCTTCCACCTTAAATTCTGCGCTCCCTTTGTGGCCTCCGCCACCGTATTTCTCTGCAATCTTTGAACAATCAATAGACTTCGAGTTGCTGAATATCCGGAATACCCATAATTTTTCTTTTCCGTTGTATTGAAAATCTAACATTATCTGGTGCTCCAGCTTTATTACGGTCCTGAATAAATCGCTGTTGAAGCGTCCCCTGTTTATACAAATAGCCTTATATCCGTCTATTTCTACTTCGAAACTTTTCTTTGCCTCTTTTTCATCTTCCTGTCTTACATATTTTAATATCAATGACCCGGTTATTAATATTCCGTTAATTATTTCTGATTCTTCTTTCTTATCTAATGATTTTGTGATTAAGAATATAAGGTTTGATATTGAGTGCCATTCTGCCCTGATTCCATATTGGAAAGGTAATACTATATTCTCCCAATCGTACTTATTTTTATCATGAATATCATATCTGCCTAAGAGTTCTACTACTTGCGGGATCCTCTTTTCCGGATAAATAAATTGCCATACAAGTTCGCATGCTGCAAAATTACTTCCTGTCATTGCTGTTATTGTTTGTATCGTAGGACAGGGCACCAATTTTCCTGCAGGTGGTTTTGTTTGTGTGTCTTTTTCGTATCTTTCTCTCCATTCTTTAATTGAAGAGCGGTGATGATCTATCCAGGTTAAACTCTTTGAACGTTTTCTTAACTTAATCATATCATCTATTGGGAAACTAATATCTACCATAAATATATCTTCATTGTCCGCAATAATCGGTAATGGCTGTTTATAATCATATCCGATTAATGAAGCTTCCGGATATTTCAGTTTTACAATTGCCGCTGAACATAAACCGTCCAGGTCCCTTGAATGATAAATGCAAATCATATAATAAATATTAAAATTAATAAAAATATTACCATTAAAATTGTTTCTATCTTTAGTCTTTTCAATGACTTCTGTAACAATATTTTGTTTTGCTCACAATTATAAAGTTTAACGATAGGACATTTCTTTAAACAGTAATTCCAGTTATTATTTTTACAATTAATCAAAATGGATCTCCTTCTATTATGTTTGTCTGGTCTATAATTGGTGGTTTAGAGTATTCCCTCATTCTCAATGACTTCTTGTCAAATAGCAAATGCACTTTTGCCTTTTTTCCTGCTTTCTTTTTCAAGATTGAAAAGTCTAAAAGATCATATCTTTCTTCTTCTATTTTTTTTCTGATATCATCCGGATAATCTGCCGGGCATTCTATTGTCTCCAGAGAAATAACAATGTTTGCAGCTTCTTCTATTTCTCCTGAACCCTTTCCTGCGTGAAGGGTCAATTTCCCTTCCTTCCTTCCTATCTGTGATACATCGATTATAGGTGTTTTATGGTGTAATGCAATTTCTTGCTCTTTCCTTGCATTCACAGAGATTCTTGAGTATTCATTAGCTTTTGGGTTGTCGATTATTTGCAGATAATCAATAAGCATAAGTCTTGTTCTTTTACCGGTTATCTCTTCCAAACTTTTATTATATAATCCTATTTCATCTATACCTATCCTGTAGACAATAGCCGTCATAGATTGATATTTTTTCAAAATCTCTTTTGAGTTTCTTATAAAATCTTGGTCTCTAGTTTCAGCTTTTTTCTCAATCTCAGATGTTGACATTTCCATTTCCATTTGAATTAATCGTTCAAATATTTCCTCTTCCGATATTTCCAGAGAGAACATTAGTATTTGTTCTTTTTTTGGATCGAATGTTCCTACTTGATTGGCTAATATGTTAGTAATTACTGATGTCTTACCTACGTTTGTTCTTGAATTAATAGTTACTTTTTGTGTGGGCCTTATGCCGCCCATCGCTCTATCAATAGTTGGAAATCCAAAGAATACTTTTTTCTGTTCCAGATTTTCAGCATATTTTAAATAGATCTCCGGTAAATCAACTATATCTATTATTCTTCCGAATTTAAGATGTTTGTAACTTTCTTTTAAATCGTCCGTTATGCTTTTGTGCTTAATCACCGTATATTTTCTTTTGTATAAATTTCAGTTCCGCTAATTTTACTTTCAGTTTATTTGTTCCCCAACTCCATAAAGTAACATCCCAACATCTTTTTGGTCTTGTACTTTCTCTGTATCTTAATTCTGCTTCAATTTCTAATATTTCATCCATTAGTCTCACTTCTTTGTTGATATGCTCAGTTATATTCATTAGTTTAATTTCATCACATTTATCCAAATACTTTTCTATTAAATCCTCAGTTTTTGTATCTATCATCTCTTTCCATTCTTTGTAATCCCTTAAACTGCCTTTTCTATCAGTAGTAGCAATATCTTTCATTTCATTTAATAGATTTGAAATTAGCAGTTTTGCAATAATTTCAGATGCGTATTCCTGATCGTATTTTTTCTTAATTATTGTTTTCGTACTCATCCGGACGGTAATCTTTAATTTTTAAGTTTTCTGTGATTTCAATTATTCTCTCATTATTTATCCTCGATGATATTCTTGAGTCTATCTTTTCAATATCTGAGAGGAGCAAATTGGAGGTTAAAATAGTCGGTAATGATCTCCATTCACTTCTATCATTCAATATTCCGTAAATTATTCGTCTTGCGAGGTCTGAATTTTTTGTAGAAAATACATCTTCGATTAAGAGAATATCGAACTCTCTGTACTTTTTTATTACATCATAATCGTTTACTTCTTTCCAGTCAATTTCTTCGTAAATCATTGTATCCGGTAAACAACAGGTTTTGGGTTTATAATATTCTGTTTTTTGAGTATCCATATTTTCCGCTCCGGAATTAATAGCTTCGTATACCCTGTAGTTATCGGAGGAGTGCTTTTCATAAAATTCGTATATGAATTTTTTATAAAGACAAAATGCCATATGACTCTTTCCAATACCATTTAGAGGACTCAGAAAAGCAGCAATTGCAGGTTTCTTGAAATCCCATCCTTTGAAATACTCCACCTGCGACGGCCAGAACTTCTCTCCCTTTTTAGGTCCGTCTAAAATTAGACCCTCAAGATCGGAGAGTTTTTTAAGTCGAAACTTCTCAGGGATATCTATGATATGCTCATAATAGAGTATATCTGTCAGTTCCTTCTCAGTAACTACGCTTGGTCGGAGTTCTTTGTTCGGTTCTTCCATTCTTTTTTATATAATTCATATATTGGTTAATTTGCGAATCAAGAAAAGCCATGGATATCTTTGAAAGAAATAAATCATCTTTTTCTGTTATAGCTGTGCATTTACCGAAAAAATCATAATACCAAATAATCGCTTCTTCCGTATTCATAGGTTTTTCAAGTTTTTTGATAGTCGATACTAATATCCCCAGATGCTTTGTATCAATCCCCTCACGCCACGCATAATGATATCCCCGGCTTCGGAAATATTGCATCCGGAATATCACCCTGAGTTTATCCATAAAATTCGGCTCTTTCTTTAAGAGTTCTTTATCATATTGTTCTATAAACTCTTTTATTTTTTCTTCAATGTTAGTAATTGGGATAGTTACTTCATTAGTTTTAAAAAAATTATTTGAATTTTCTAAAGCATTTATATTATCTGTACTTAAAGCATTTATACTATCTGTACTTAAAGCATTTGTCTGCTGAAAACCACTTGTGGGGTTATCCACTATATTAGAATCGTTATTGTGGATAATTTCATTAGTTTTAGCCTTTCTCCACATAAAGTTGATTTTGATATAATAACCTCTAATTATACCTTTATTATCTTTCCGTGTTATTCTTTCAATCAATCCACTCTTAATGAGTGTTTCTTGAGCATTATGAAGCCGGTCATAACCAATATTCAAACATTTCTTTAAATAAGAATTAGTTGCTTTCACCTGGTTGGTTTTCTGCCATTTAGCCGTATAATAATAAAAGTTATATAAACCCATAGCATCCAGAAAATTATCTTCTCTTAAAAGGTCTTTTATGAGATATGTTGAAATAACAAGAGGTTCATCACTCGGATCGTAAATGACAGTGGTATCTTCTTCTTTTTCCTCATTTAAAATATCAGTAGGATTTGAGTCTTGCATATTTTTATTTTTTAAAAAATTTATTGTTTTGTATTATTATTTAGAATTTGTCGCATCGTTCTGTAATTCTTAAATATGAAGTTTCAGTTTCTCTCTCTATTATGTTCTTTTCTATAAGTTTATTAATAATCGAATGAATAGTTTGTCGGCTAAGAGATAAAGTATTGGCTAAATATTCCTTAGAGCCATAAAACCATCCCGGAGCAACTGTATTGTTATCTCTTGAAAGAGTTTTGATAACAGCAGCAACGCAATATTCATTCAATGTAATATTTAATTGTTTTAAAACTTTTAGGTGTATAATTATTTCTTTCATCATTTTTAAGAATTTATTTTTGTTTTTAACTTTTCTACTTACTACCGTCTACTGTCTTCTGTTTCTTATATTGTTCCAAAAACGAACTTAATCTTTTATTGTCTGTATTCATTGCATCTATAAATTCTATTGTGTGTGATGTCTTTTTCTTGTTAATCCAGGAATCGAGATCATTCAAGTTCTCACACAATTCAAACAGCATCACATTGAAAGGAATATCTTTATCCCAATTATAAAAACCGACGGGTACATTGTTTTTATATTTTACATCATTTTCTTTTTGGTGCTCAGTTCTTGCATTTACATAACAAGCAAAACATGGGACAAAAAATCCTCTGCCGTCAAACAGAAGTTCTTTTAAGGATTCGCATATTATTCTTTCTTCTGATAAAAATGCGGTTTGTGATATGATTTGTTCAGATATCTCTTCTAAAAACTCATCGAATTCTTTTTCTTCAAAAATAGGGTCCTGAGCTTTGTTTGTTATCGGGTCAATTGTTAAATTTAAGAAAGGAGCCACATATGAGCCATTTTTTAAGTGTTCGTTGTAGCAGATCGTTTTTATTACGTTTTTTAATTTGCTTTTATCCATAATTATTATTTTAAGGTTGGTCGATATCGTTTTCTTCTATAATTTCAGTTTCAATTATAACAGGTGATTGCTCATCTTCTTTCTTTTCATCGAGAAGAAGTGTTTTCTGGATATTTTTCTCGATCAATTTATCTATACTGTAGGGTAAATGGAGATATACAAAAGGAAATATTTTTTTAACAGAATTTTTACTTTTCCTTTCTTCCATCCGTACCTTTAAAAATAGAGGTATACTGCCGACTGTATGAAAGCTGTTAAATAACTGAATAATTGAGCGTATCAGGGAAATCAAATTATCATAACTTTTCCCTTCAATTGCGTAAAGATTAATTCCTTCAACTGCCGGACAAACAAATCTTAAAGAATATAGGACATTACAGCTTTGTTCTAATTCTTCAAATTCAACAATGTTTGTATCTTTATTATAAGATTTTTTTGTTCTCCACGCTCCTTGCCATAGAAGTTGTTTTTTCTCAGCTTTATCATCAGGTCTTGATCTATCCGGAATATATTCGATAGTTCGATGAGGAATGGTTTTATTAAAAAGAGCAGAGTTTTCTATTTCGATACCGGTTAATCTTTTATAGTTTTTATTGAATGCACAAGGACATTCATTAAATTCTATATATTTATTTGTATCTTTATCATATCTTCTGGCATCATTGTTTCCGTTACCATAGCAATCTATTCCTCCGAAAGTATATTTTTTGAAACTGTTAGGTATGATCTCATTTACATCATAATCTATTTTTGTCGGCTTATCTTTTTCTGCAATTTCTTTTCTGATAATATCACCTAAGAACATGATTTTTATGGCTGTGGCTCTTTTACCGTAGATAGCTTCGAGTTCAGGAGGTAAAACAAAGAATGGCAGAGAAGTGGTTGTAGATCCGGGTTCTTTCTCTTCTAATTTTATGTACCATTTTTCTTTATCTTTGGATTCTTTTAAAACTTCACATCTTTTTCCTTTATAGGTTACATATATAATTTTATTACTTTTAACATCTTCAACAGTTTCAGTTTCAGTTTCATAATTCTTTTTTGGGATTCCGATAATTATAGCTCCAACTTTAATTTTCGATTCTATTATATCGGAATGTTTCCCTGCTTCTTCAATAATATTATTTATCAT